ATGCAGTCGTGTTCTTCATCGGGGCAGTAATCACAAATATCTCCAATATCAGCCATCGGTTCTCCTTTCCGCCATTTCTAACGCATCAAGTATCGCATCTTTGACGTAGCGATTAATGTCTATCTCGACATTACCGACCACGGGAAACGAATCTGCATCCGACAAACTTAGCCTGTAATACTCCGTTTTCTCGCATCTCCATCTGCCATTAACACAAGTGATTCCATATCCACCCACCTTTCTTGCCTCAATCCCCCTTGTCTTCACCGGATAAAGAGGAACAAAATATGTTTCAAATCCGGCATATTTATTCTGGTAAATTTTCGCCATCGGTTCTCCTTTCCGCATCTGCGCAATACCAGTCATCGCCCCTCGGTAACTGCCAGATAATGTCATGTCCGCAATCACATTTCTTATCTTCGGGGTCACGGTGCCTGCACTCACCGCACCGCACAATCTCCGGTGCTTTCCTGCGCTCCTTCAGTTCACGGAGCCATGCGGCAAGCTGTTCGCATTCTCTCACGCTCCAACACACTGAGATTGCATCCTTACGATTATTCACGATATACTCAGTGTGTTTGATTGCTTCTTCAAGTGTCCTGCTCATGGTTCTCACCGTCCTTTCCGTCTTTGTGACACAAATCGTAATCATGCATCCAGATTCCAATGATTGGTCTGCAATACTTAAGGTCTTTATCAACTGTCAGCTTTGCGTAAAACGGCTCGTCCGTTACTTCTTTGTCGAAGTATTTCTCGAGATTTTCACGCTTATTCCTGCGAGTGCTATAATAGATCTTTCCGCTATAAGCGCCTTTGATTTCAAAATCAGTGCCGTAGTGGAGTAAGTTCGTGGCATCCTTAATCGTCATGGTTCTCGCTCCCTTCTTCCTTCTCGACAATCATCTTCCTCGCATCCTCGTGGCTCACGAAATCGCATTTCCACGACACGCACCCACCGTCACGAGTTGACCAGATACATTTGTTGCAATCAGGCATTGTGTTCACTCCCTTCGATTTCATCAACGTCTAACACTCCAAACTCTGGCAGTTCTTCCGCACCTTCCTCGACACTGATAAGATTCACACCTGCGATGTATCGAATATCCCACGGGTCTCCAATGCCGTTATTGTTCTTTTCGATAAAGTCACAAAGCGCATTAATGTTTCCGTCAGTCTCAATGATTACGGTGTGGTTTCGTGTGGTTTTCTCCTCAATATCTAATTTGTATCTCGGCATTAGTCCTCGCTCCCTTCCACTTCAATGACTGTATTCTCAGAGTTAATAAACTCATCCTTTACCCACCTCAAAGCCTTGTTCACTTCATCGCCCCAGTTAGCTTCGCAGATATAGTAATCAAGAGTTTCTTTAAGTGCATCCGCATCAATCAACCGTCCATGTACTGGGATTTCAACGAGCGGGCACCAGTCAGGTCTGGGCATCCCATACGGTGCACCAACCGTTTTATGCCCTTTAACCACGGTGCAATGCATTGGTGATTCCACATGAAATAAGTCACATGAACCGCATTTCTCCGGCATCTTCATGCCCTTAATCAAAACGCTCATTCGTCCTCACTTCCTTCTGCTTCAATGACTGTCGGCACCCCATTATCAGCCATCATCAGTAATTTTTCGACTGTCACCGTTCTCACGCTGTATTCTTCGTATTCATCGTCATAAAACGGCATATCAACTTTATAACTCGCATCAATCAGCCGTCCATGTGGTTCGGAAACTTCAATTAACGGGCATCTAGCATCAACACCGCTATTTATGTCCACTTCAATTTCTGACATGCCTCTTGCAAGACACACATGTCTTCCCAGCATGTATGTTGTGTGCCTAAAAATGCACATATTGCAATTTTCGGGCTTTGTTTGACCTTTAATGTATATTCCCATTCATCATCGCTCCCCTCAATTACCAAACAATATAGAAACAAAATGGCCCAATTCCGACTTGCACCAATGTGCCCGGCAAATGAGAATTAATATCAATTCCAAATAGCCAAGAGTGAATATCGTATGCTACTCCGATTTCGAATTTGTCATTATCAATAAAGGCTTTATTATTAAACTTTTTCATTAAGGCATCCCCCCCAAAATCTTCCATTGTAATAATACATAGTATTCCACGGATACATATTTTGACAGTTAAGATTATTAACTATCGCCTGCTGTGCATACGGATTAATTCTTTGACAAGCCATACTATCAATATTCTTTCTGAATTCTTCTGCTGATACTAATTCAGGCTCGTCAATTTCATCGGTATCCCATCCTGATACAAGTGCTTTTGTATCAGGTTTTTCCGCAGATTCTTTTGGCTCATTGTACTCTATTACTTTTTTAGTTAGGTCAAACACATCCCTAAGACTGTCATTTTGTAATTTGATACTATCCTTGAATATATCAGATTGTTTCTCAAGGTGCCTTATTCTTACACTGTCAATTTCGGCATATTCATGTGTATCGTCAATTTTTATGTTCAATCTTATATAACCAATAACAGCAAAAATGTCAAAAACAATCTGCAATACAAGAAATACAATTCCAATCATGTTTCCTCACGCCTTTCTGGTATAGCAAGTATCTTTGAAATCGGAGCAAACTTATAATATGGACTAGCATAATCATCGTCCGAACCAATATAAAAATCTGTACAATCTATTCCATACTCCTCATACGACCTATCAATATCTTCTGCCTGTGACCAGTCAATAGGACAATAATCACAATTACCACTTACACACTCACAAAGAAAACAATTTGACAGAACGCACCCATCATAATTATTCTCCCTTTCCCAGTTATAGCACCAGTCACGTTTAAACATACATCGTCTTTCTGGTGTCGGGTTATCCCCTAATTTTTCTTGCATCTCCGTCCACATCTTATAATGTAGACGGAGTGCCTCTTCTCTAGTAAGGTCTTTCTTTGTCAATGTTCCATACCCCACTTATCAAAATCACAATCTTCGATTGGCTGTATTGTATAACTATCATAGTTATTAGACCAATCAATAAAACGTTCAATCGCCCTAGCTTCATTTTCAGTAAGTGATACACATACCTGACAATCGTTGTCCGTGTCAAAAATTACATAGGTCTTATACATTTTCGGCCTCCGTCTTTACAATCAAACTATCTGCCAGGATTCTGAAAGCGACCACATTTTCATAAAGCCGTTCTTTAAGCCAATCTTCTTCATCAAACTCAAACCGGAACTGCTTGTTAATTTCCGAATTATTCCAATCAACATTAGATGACCAGCCAGTTGGAAAGATTCTTACATAAATTGTATTAACGTGCCCGGAAAAATCTATGAACATAGTAGGTTTTCCTTCTGTATTTCGACACTCAAATCCATTAATCTTGATATAATAATCAAGAATTTCGTGGCACAAAGATTCTTTATCAATAGTCTCGGGTACGTCCTCTCTCTCAAACTCTACGCCGCAATGATGGCATCTGTCCGGAATGTTATCTACATCTGTAGAAACAGTTGCGCCGCAATTCGGACAAACATATCTCGTGTAATTATCTTCCGCTACTACCATAATTTCTACTCTTTCGTTCATATTAAATTCTCCTTTCATTGAACATGTAGCATGTCTCTACTCTTATATGATAACATTATAGTACACATATGTCAACTACTATTTTACATCAAAATACATCTTCTTTATCGCCGCTAAATTTCTTTCGTTCGGTCTTAATTGCCCGTTCTCTCTTTTCTGGTTTTGTTGCATCGTCCTCAGCAGGAACCCATACAAATGAACCTGTATCTATATCCCACTGATAATTTAATTTTCCGCCGACAGCACCAAATCTCTGCTTTTTTATTTCTATCTTTAATATACCGTCCTTTGTCTGACGAATAGATATTACCTTACTGGCATTATGCGCTATACCATCACTATCTCTAATTGTTTCAAGTTCTGGCGTTCCATCACTATCATCTTGTGATACACCACCACGATTTGCTTGTACTACTACAAGAATCGGTACTCGTAATTCCATAGACAATGACATTAAATCTTCACTTATATTAGTAAGAGTAGTTGTCTTATTATCACCTCTTTTATAGCGTTCATCTGTCATATAAGTAATACCGTCTACTGCAACAAGGTCTAATTTATACTGCTGAATCCAGTTCTTTAGTTTAGTAACTGTTATCTGCCTATTAAAATCATTTGGAGTAGATACGATAAATCTATTATCATTTTTTGGTAATTCAGCTATATAATCGGAATATTCCTTTTCATCTATATCATCTTTGCCCCACATAAGTCCTTTATTACTAAAGTTCTTATGCAACGTATCAAATCTATAGCCTATACTGTTCGCTCCCATTTCTGGACTTACATAACCGACATTAAATCCTAACTGCCACACATGCGTACACATCTTTTCAAGTACCCATGACTTGCCTTGATTTGTCCTTGCAAATATGACAATTAATTCTTCTTCTCTTTGTATACCATGAATTAATTCATCTAATTCTTCGAACCCGCAAGTAAAGAACCAATCTTCTTGATGTTCTTTGCGCTCCTTAAATTGATTATATCTATCTTTTGCATCCGCTATAATATCTACACCGCTTAACCTGTATGATGGTTGTAATTCTTGTAATGAATGAATAAGATATTCTGCGGCGGCATTAGAATCCGACTTTAAAAGTTCTGCCGCTTTCTGTATAACAGGAACAGACTTATAATATAGATATTCCTCACGTATAGAATCGACAAGGTATCTATCTGATTCTGTTACATCTACTAATTCAATATCTGGGAATTTAGAAAGAAATGTTGCTTTGTCTGGTACGTTTCCGTACGCTTTTTTATGTTCGATTAGATAGTTATATTCATCCTCATAACCAACAAAGTAATCTGCTGTTAAAAGGTTGTTTTCAACTATAGATAAGTCCTGAGTTGCTAAAATTTTGCTTATTATCTGTAAAGTTACCATTCTGACCGCCTATCTTTTCCTTTAAATTCTACAAGTGTTGACATATTCCAGATTCTACTTGCAAGTCTTTGTCCTACTGCTTTTGTTAATGCATCCTGACTTGTAAGATTACCTGTATATATATTTGCTAGACCGTCAGATACACGCTGGTCTATAATAATCAATAACTGTTGGGCATCATAATCTGATAATTTAGTGCTTGCTATATCATCCCATATAACTAAATCAACGGACATTAAGGTATTTCTCAATGATTCATGGGACTTACTAAAATCTTTCAGTGTAGTAAATAATGACGGTACGTGTTGAAAATATCCTCTGACACGAAATCCATTACCAGCCCAGATACTATCAAAATATTTCAATAGTAATTTTATCGCCCAACTTGTCTTTCCATTTCCAGTTTTTTCACTAAAAATGTACAAAGATTCTCCATTATTTACAAAGTTTACAATGTCTCCCTTTATATCTGCCAACAATTTAAAAGGTTCTGGGTCACGACTTCCGTCTAATGCTATCGGTCGCTGTCTATTCTTGGACAAACCACTATTCTGCATTAAATATTTCATTTCGGAATATCGTATACAATTTGTACAAAAATCGTAGGTACATACATTTTTGTACCAACAATCTTCCTTTCTTAGTACCATACTTGTACACCTCTTGCCTCTAGTTCTTCACGTTCCTGTTCTATTTGTCGTTTCTCTTCTGGCGTATATGTTTCGCACGATAATCCTTCTTCCCAAGGTTTACCTTTTCGTATATCATAGTCTTTACTATAAGATGAATTAGAAACTGGATAAAAAGATAAGTAACCTCGTTCAATACTTTGCTTTATTACCGATTCATAAGATTGTACATCTTCTCCACAAAGTTCTGCAAGTTTATTAAGCATGCCTTTCCACATATTAGTATACAAAGGTTTATCTTTTACAGACATTCTATATCGTAAATAATCAATGAGGAGTTTTCGTATATTACCCCAACTGCTAAAATCATAGCTGTCAATTAGTGTGGTGCATTTCGTAAACAAATTATCTTTCTTTGGCTTCGATTTGCCAAAAGTAAAATCCGATTTTGTAGTAGTATCTTTAGATACTACTGTAGTTTTACTATTTGTATTATTGTCTATATTATTAGATTGTAAATTTTGCGATTCTGCCTCGCATTTTTTGCTACCCTGAATTGTATTTTTTACTACTCTGATTTTACGGTGTCTTCCATCAAATGATAGTTCTTCAATCATTCCTAAGTCTTTTAGTTTTTTAATTGCTTTTGATACCTTAGATTCACTACAATTACAGAACGTGGCAAAGTATTCATTACCCGCTGTACAATGATTTTCGTTGTCCAGACTGTCTATTTCCACAAATATGATTTTCTCTAACAGTGTAAGTTCTTCATTAAGCCATATTTCTTTTGGTATCCAAACACCTTTAAAATCTCTGTTCATCAACAATTCTCCTTTAGTTATTAAGCGGTCTGCATCTCACAAAGCCCTTTAATAAATCAAATTTCTCAATAGTCATTATATATGGCTTAGATAATCCCCAACTGTGTCTAGGATTTCTGTGAGGTAACACTTCACATGTATAAAATTTTTCGTATTCGTACAGTACAACCATTGGTAACCATACATCCTTGAATAATTCACTGCTCGGGTTTGTATCAAATACACCCTCAATTTTATCGCCAACTTTTAATTGTTTAAGATATTTACCATACATACTATAATCTCCCTACATAAACAAATAAGTCTGTATACATACGGCCGTGACCCCGTACATATACAGACTTTGTTAGTCTTGTCTCCCTATAAGGTGTGCATCGCATGTACCGTCACGGAAGTACAAGCTAACCTATTTGTGTATCTACTGATACAAACTGTTTCAAAGAAAGGAGGACTCTCTAATGAATACAATTAATTATAGCACATGTTTTGAAAATTGTCAATAAATTTTCTATTTTTTTCTGAAAGTTCGTAAAATTTCTTCAATTTGATTATCAACTTCGGAATTACATGTTTCCCAGAGTGCGGCTCTTTCATCTGCTATATCATCGGTTGGGTTAATACTTCTTTCTTCGCACCACTCTACTGTATAAAAACTATCTCCTACTTTAATGCTTGCTCGACTTGTGGCGCGGATTGATGTTGTTTCTGCCATTCTTCTTTCTCCTTACTTTTGTGCGTAAATAAACGAGGTACATTGTCATTGTTAGTGTTTCAAGACAAGTCATTAGTCCTGCACATGCTATAAATCCACACCAAAACTCTGGGATATTCATATTAGTTCTCCTTCTTTGCTTTACTGATTCTGAGTGTTTCTACTTCCTTTGTTTCTATAGCGCCGTCAATTTCAAGTAAAATATCATCGGATATTTTGCCGTCATAAATAGCTTTTTCTAGTGCGTCAAAATCAAAGTATTCTTTAGTCTTAACTACACCAGAGATTCCGTGCCGCTTCGCAATTTCGATTAGCTTTGCCTCATTTGGATTGTCTTTCTTTGTCCTAGAGTAAGATGCTTTGTATCCGCCTACAACATAGTTCTGTAGTGCAAAGTCCTTCATGATGGCTTTAATTTCCGCATTTTCTCGGTCGCAAATCTTCTTATATCCATCAAGTTCAGCTTTATTAGCGGCGTATTGGGGCACTAATCTGTCAAGGTCATTTAAGTTCATTCGCTTCTCCTATGATAGTATCTTTGAGTAATACTACCCATTAGTCCATTTCTTCCGTGTGGAATAGCTTTCTTAAATTCAATTAACTTCGGAATATCTGATTCTTTCCAATATCTTGTTTGTCTTTCCCCAAATTGAGTATAATCTGGTAGCATTTTGGCGAACTCATTATCAGGATTCTCTCTCTTGAACCAGTACCAGTTGTTAATTGACTTACAGCTACTTCCAATAGTTACAGCAACTTCTTCGATTCTTAATAATTTCTCTTCCATAAACTCTCCTCTCAAATCATAGAATCACCTCGCTCCCGTTTTCATAGTTGTACATCTTATTATCATTATACAACATATATAGTGTTATGTCAACAGTTACCCGAGAAGAAAATCGAGTAACTGTCTCTTATCTATATTAATCTTACCGTCTACAAGTGCATCTGCCATAGCGCCTTTCTTTTCTACAAGTTCATTGATTCTTTCATCAATGGTTCCTTTGCAGATAAGTGTGTAGATGGTGACGTTTTCCTTTGTACCAACACGATGGCATCTATCTTCTGCCTGTTCTTTGTTAGCACGATTCCACGGTTCATCCATAAAGATTTCAACTGTTCCTGCTGTAAGAGTAAGTCCCGTTCCCATAGCACCGATTGTACCGACAATAAACTTACAGTTATCATCTTCTTGAAACTTCTTTACATTAGCCTGTCTCTGGTCACTATCTACTTCACCTGTAATATAGGTGCCATGATATTTAACAGCCAGACGATTGTAAATAGGAAGTGTCATTTGTGTCCAGTTAGAGAAGATAACCACTTTTTTACCATTCTGTACAGCTTCTTCTACAAGTTCTTCCATCCTGTCAAGTTTTGCAGATTCTTTGATTGTAGAAGAAAGAATACCAGTATAACCAGTAGCCTGACGCATACGAATAAGTTCAGCAAGAGGATTATTCTGCATCTTAATCTGGTCAATGTTCATTTTAATTGCCGCTGTAACTTCTTTATAAATCTGCTCCTGCTTTGGTGTCATTTCAACATACTCTGTAATGTATGTCTTTTCCGGCAGGTCAAGAACTTCATTCTTTAATCTACGGAGCATGATTTCATTTAACTGTGCCTGCAGTTCGTCAAGATAACGATAGCCAACACATTCATATCCACCATATCCACCGAATACACCATAATGCTGTTTGAACGCATAGAACGCATGTTTTTCATATCCGAGCCACTTGAGAATGATGTATAAATCAAACGGGTTATTCATAAGCGGAGTTCCTGTCATTGCGATTCTGCACTCCGGCTGAATTTTAAGAATGCCTTTACCCTGCTGTGAGGACGGATTTTTGCACTTATGAATCTCGTCAATAGCTACGATTCCAATAGTGCCGTCCTTTGCGTATTTTGCGATTTTAGACACTATCTGTTCATTGCGCATAGATTCTACATTAGTAATAAGAAAGTAGCTAGAAATCGACCTCAGTGCGTTTAAATCGTCAATTTTATCTGCTGTGCTACCGATAACAGTCTTGTGATTACGAGTACGCTGTCCAAGAATCCAAGCATCCTCATTAGAATGGGTATGAATTTCATTTACCCAGTTCCATTTCAGACCATTGACACCGCAGATAATAAGACAATGCTTATAGCCTTTAAGCTGTTTTTTGGCTACAGCAATATCAATGACCTGCTTTGTCTTGCCAAGTCCTTGCTCGTCACCGAGAAGCCATCTGTCATTATTCAAACCATAATTAAATCCTTCAACCTGATGTTTAAAGGGTAGTGTCTTGAACTTAAAGTTTGTCGGCATTTTGACTTCTTTCTTCTCAGCAAAGGCTTCCCACGCACCGTGAATATCAAACTCAAATTCCGGCAGAGAATCAACGAAAGTCTTAAAAAACTTAACAGGAAGTTCCCACTCTTTCTTGTTCTTATCCCATGCACGATTTGTACATGTTCGGATAACATCTACGATTTTCTGATTGTACGGAAATGTCACAAACATTGACCAGTCTCCGTTACACTTTTTTGCTTTATCTAATCTAATATCTACCATTTTAGTACCTCACTCAAAATTGCTGTTAGCTTTATCACATAAACATTATACTACACAATAAAGCTAACAGTCAAGAAATATTTTTAATTGGCGTTAATAATATTACTGATTCAGTACAGTAACCGCAAGATTATGTGAGCCGCATTTAGCACAACAATATGCATAATTATAATCATGTTCGGAAAGATATTGTACAACTTTTGTACGTTTTTTGAAATATGATTTTGCTCCACAATTAGTGCATGAAACTGTATAACGATAACTGGCTACTTGATTTTCGAGATTAACTCCGAGTTCTGCCGCACTGTTTGTTCTCTTAATATTGTACAGAGGGTAATACTCCTTATTAACACGCTCGGCACACTTCTTCCACTCTCCTGTGTGGCACATTCTTCCCGGATATGCGTGAAGTAATTCGTGAATCATTGTATTGAGTGCGGATTCCCAAGTTACACTATCATCAAGAAGTGCATTGGAAATCTCAATTTTATAGCACATATTTCCTATTGATGTACAACGACCCCAACGTCCTGTTGCCCTGCTATTAACTGTCACGCTGACTATTCTACCATAAGGTATGTTTAAATCGTCAAGTACATCTTTTGCATCCTGTAATAAAATATTTATGTTTTTCATACTGTTCTCCTGAATTGATAATTTTCTATCTATAAACATTATACTACATATTATAGTAGATTTCAACATTCTTTTGTAAAAAATAAGAGATACATTACTGTATCTCTTTAACCATCTGTTTAATTATTTCTCGTTCTTCTGGCATATCTGTATTATTGTACAAAGTCTGTATGAATTCTTTTATTTCCTTGCATAATTTTTGCATATTTATGCACACATCCTTTGCAGTAGTTTTGTACATTTGATAGTCCTTTTTTGCATCAATATACTGCATATAAGACGGTAATATATCATTCAGTTCGGCAGTAGTAGAATCATAATTGGAAGTGCCTAATAAATGCGCCTTTACAGTATATAATGCTGAAAGATTTCTTATATTAGATAATGAAGGTTCACTCTCTTCCAATTCATCTATTAGTGCATTGACAGTGTTTATATCCATTATAATATACGCTCAATTTAAAAATGAGGGAGATTTCTCTCCCTCTAGTATTATAATTACATTTTTTCCAGTCTGTCAACACATTGCTGTAAAGCACTTCGCTCCTGCGGTGATTTTGCATCATCCATCATATCTTGTAACTTACCAATCATGCGTTGTTTATCTGCTGAATTGCCGTCCCTGCTTACGTATCTACCAGTTCTTGCATCACGACCTCTGCGATATGAATTTTCGGTAGATGCATCATAACTTCCATCATAGGCTCCGTCATAAGCACTGTCATAAGCCTGGTCGTTAGAATGTACTTCTTTTAATGATTTATTTTCCATTTCTTGATTCCAAATAGGGCCATATGAATTTCTTTCTCTACTCATTCCATCGTGATACATAAACCACGGATAGTGTGTAGACTGACCGTTCATATAACTGCCTCTGCGATTATAGTTTGCCGTAGAATAATCATTAGACTGTTCGCCCTGCATTGGGTTTTGTTCTTCGGCACGTTTCATCGCCTCCCTTGTTTCAAAATCAAGAACAACGGCAGATGCTTTATACAGACTATCAAGTTCTTGAGGAGTTATGTCTCCTTTTTTCGCAATCTTTTTAATCTGGTCTTCCAGAATTTCTTTTACTGCTTCGCAATGTTTATTCATCAGACATACCTCCTTTCTTATGCTGTTCTACTAATTTTTAAACTGCCGTCAACTACATTGATAAGCGGTGTCGGTGTTACTGTCGGGTCATTAACTGAGCCGTTTACATACTCTACTGATACAGTAAAACAACATCCACGAGGAACATCTACTGTTGCTCTGCTAGTAACATTTCCATATGTATCTACTGCCGCAGGAGTAAATATGCTACGACTTCCGTCTCGACTTTCTCCAGACACAACTATTGCAGTTGCTATTGGTGTTACTACACCGCCGGTAGGAATCGCAATATTAGCCGTAAAACTAATATCGTATCTAGCAAAACAAGCATTAGGATTATTTACAATTCCACGCAGAACAAAAATTCCTGTGCCGCTCTGATGAAATACATAGCCACGATTACACGGAATAGAATCCACAAATGAGATTGGAGTATTAAGTTGTACGCTCTCTACTGCATCTCTGGTTAAATATTCTGCCATATTGTACCTCCGCTTATGCTACACCGCATCCACAACCGCCGAAGTTCTGTGTACAACAATTCGGATTCTGTACAATGTACGCCGGTCTCGGTGTCGGAAGTACATACTGTTCGACTTCATTTGCTAAGGCTCTCTGACCAGCTTGAATTGTCGCTGTCTGCACATCCTGAGAAGCCTGTCCACGTGCAAACATAAGTTCAGACCTAAGCTGTGCAATAGTTTCATTCTTGGCATCAATCTTATCCTGGCACATAGTATCAAGAATTCTCTGAATACCTGCGTTCTGATTCTGTAAAATGTCTCTGACGCTTTCATTAAGTGCCGCCCTATCTGCACAATTTTCTGTTGCAATCGTGTATTTAAGGTCTGCACTTGCAAGCCTGTTTTCACAACAACAATCTGCAAACTGGCTCTGTAATCCGTTGAATCCCTGCATCATAGCTGTCTGTGCACCAAATGCCTGATTCATATTTGCCATCTGACGGGAATTAGCCGCTGTCTCAGCATTAAAGAACCCATTATTAACTGTTGCATTAACTCCTGCAAAACCATTGCAGAGGGACTGCTGTACGTCCCCAAATCCATTGCAAAGCTGAGTAGAAATTCCAGAAATTCCATTCTGTAAACTGCCAATCCCAGCCATTACTGACTGCTGGTCAAACCCTCTCTGAACATCAGCATTTGTAGAGTTGTTCAAAATATACGGCATTGCGCCACCTCCACCATATCCGCCACCGAAGCCGTTACCCCAGCCACCGAGTGCGAATAAGAAAAGAAGAATAATCCACCAGCCGTTGTCTCCGCCCCAACCGCCAAAGCCAGAGCCACCACCGCCATACATAGGCGAAACGGGCATAATCATACCGTTACCTCCGCTTTCTTCTGTTAAAGACATAGTATTAATTCCTTTCAAAAATAATATTTATACTGAAACCTTGCGCATGGTTTTTGTATCACTTGTTTAACATATTTTGGATTTGTGTCGCCATTTGAGAAAGTTGGTTATATTGCTGTTGCGACATTTGACCTGAATTAAGAAGTTGTTGAACTTGCTGTCTTGGGTCACCTTGAAATGTTTGTCTAAAATTGTTCAATTTCTGTACAAAATTTTGCATATTATTAAACGGTGCGGGAAGTGAAGAATTATTGCCTAATACATTGTATAAAGAATTAGCCATTAGAAGCATCTCCCTTCTTTGCTGTTCTGCTATTCTTTGCCATCAATTCATCTAGTTTTTTATTGAATTCTTCCCTAGTTACAAATTGAGAAGTATCAAATTCTACATGTTGTGCAACCGGCGGAGCAGATTGTTGAACAGTTCGTTCCGTATAATCAAAGATTCTTAACGGCAGCGGCATCCCACTCTGGTCAGATGATTTAATATAGAAAGTATTAGATTCACTATCCATAAGCATTACACTTTTACCAGGTGCAACTGCCCAAGATTTTGCTCCAGCTTCACCTTGTACCCATAAAATTCCATTATCACTTACGGGCTGTTGTACAACTTGTGGTTGTTGTGGTACAACTGTTGTTTGTTGTGGAACATAACTATATTGAGGATACATTTGTTGATAATTCATAGGAAATCCGTTATTATATGCCATTTATCATTTCTCCTTTCGCCAATAATAGATTGGTATTTCATTGCCACTATCCCATGTATCATAAAAGATACCTTCCCCAAATGCTACAACATGAGTGCCGGTTGCAAGGATACCTTCTAAATTAGGATTATCCTCAACAAATTGTTTAATCGTGTAACAATTAGGACAAGTATCTGGAATAATATATCGTTTAAAACCGTGTTGTGATAAATATGTTCCCCACACATCATTAGAAGATGGTATATCGTGCATACAAAATGCTTGTATCATAATATCTAAAAACACATCTTCCCATGAACTATTAGTGGCTTTTGCTATCGCTCTAATAACACAATCACCAACTAATTTTCTTTCGGGGTTAGGATTATAACTTACGTAACCCATAGATATTACTCCTCGCTTTCAAAAGAAGTATATAATAAAAGAGACACTGTAGATTCTACAGTGTCTCTATAATTTGAGTATCGAATTACTTCTTATTTTATATGCTATTTATACGATTTATTTTGCTTTTTACACGCCTTGCTAATTTGGATACTTGACTTTCTGAAACATTCATTCCTAGAGCAATTTCAACATTAGACTTTCGTTTTGCCCTTAGATTAAAATATTGCAATTCGTGTTCTGAGAAGTTACACAGGTTTCGGAATGTATCCAATTCAGGTTCTACAAAATCATAAATTTGCATATAATAATCCTCTCATTATTCTATTATTGTAGTTGTGCCTGTTTATCGAATGATTCTAAATGGGCGTTTAGTTTACTAATGCGATGATTTAAAGTGTCCATTGAGTTAGGTTACACATAGATGGTATCGAGCACCATGCCGTAATCTGTGCCGTCAAAATATACTTTAACGACCAAATTATTGATGTTATTCGCACCGTATCCCGTTACGTTGTTCCCATTGTTTCCAAACGCGGCAATTCTGTTCACACAGTCGTTCCAACCATTTTGACGCAGTTCATACCCGATGTGGCACTTGCAATCGTTCGGATACCATTCAGAGAAACGTGTGCGGAATCCCAGATTTATCACACCATTGCTTACGCTTTTCAGCGTACCAAGCGTATGCAGTTCGTTGTCTTTGAGCGTGTACAACCTAACAGGCATTTGAGTTGCTCCGCTATCAGAACGCTCCAAAAGCAAAATGGCGTCCAATTCAGGTATCAGTACAGTTCCGTATGTTGCAAGTGAAGATACTTCTGGAATTGTTGCAAGAATATCGCAATTGCTGAAATCAAGAATGCCATTTGCATCCCTTCCGGCGCGAAGTATCTTGTGCAAAACCGCTTCCGGTGCGTCTGTAGACCAATAGATATAATCTTTGGTAAAAGTCAGCGTTAGGTTGCGGCAATAAATCTGGCTTCCATTGGCATACCCAAGGTCGTTCTCCCCACTGCTATCATGCGATACCAACTGTGTCCATGTCGAGCCATTATCCGTACTGGCGAACATCATACTGTGAGCATCATCATCACCAGTTGAGAAATAGCACACACCGGTATAGAAGTCCTGTGAAATCATATGGCAATGTTTAAAGCCATACAAATTATCCTCTGTTGTTATCGGGAAGGACTTCGTGATTACCCAGTTATTCGGGTCAAGCGGATCACCACTGAGCTTCCAGACATTTGCTGTTGCGGTACTTTGCCGTGTATATTCGCACCATATGGCACTACCATCGGCAAGCACCTTAAACCCGGAATTCTGCAACCATCCGCATGGTTTTATTGCACTGCCAAAGTTTACTTCATGACGTACTTTCCACCTTTCAGACGCAAGATACACATACGGATTGACACGATTTGCATCATTCTTATCCGTTTTGTTTATGCTGCTTGCATCCCGGCAGACGATAATATCACCGTTTTGCAGGATACCCCAACTATACATATATGTATCGCCGTCAAAAGTTGTCAGATACCGTTTATAGAACAGGTCTTTAGAATAATACAGTTCATGTACACTGCCGGGTTTTTCAAGCAGATACCACTGTATAACGGGATGACTGCCATCAGTAAATGACTGCTCCTTCGCGCATCTGATCGTGCAATTCCCTATTCCGCTTGTCGGATTATTCAGTATATCGGATTCTATGGTATCGAGACGCGCATAAACCAAAGTCCCTTTGTACGATATGCCTCCGGCCTTCGTGTTGATAATTGCCCATGCCGCACCGACAGGCGCAACAATCATTGTATTTGTCCCTACCGCATCCGCATTGGCCTTGTAATCAAGTACAGTTCCGTCACTTTTTACAAAGCCCCACAACCGGGCTGCGCCGCCGCCTTTACCGTTTACGGTAATAATGTCTCCCGCAACGCACTGGATAACACCGTAACTGTAGTTTGCGTCTGAAGCGCTTGCTTGCGGCACTCCGTCAGACATGGTTACAGACGCGCCCGTAAGATTGATATATTTCCCGGTCGCCATATCAACAGGAGTATTCCCGGTAATGTTGATAATATCGGTATTAGTCTTGTCAATCCTCGCGTTCGTGTTGCTGTCGGCAGTATTTAATTCCGTTTTTGTCGCGCTGTTCGTTTCCAGTGCGCTCAAACGCAACTGTACAAGTGTTCCTTTATAGGATATCAAATCGTTTTTTGTATTGATAATAATCCATGCGGCACTTGTAGGCGCTATAACTGTTTTATTTGTTTCATTCGCTCCTGCGTCGGACTTGGAACTCAAAACCGTCCCGGAACTGCTGATGAACCCCCATAGCCTCGCCGCATTCCCACCAAGGCCGCTTACTGTAAACACATCGCCCGGAGAACAAGCCATATATCCGCATTTATAAGTTGCATCATTATTGCTTGGCACTGGCACATTGTTTGTTATTGTCACAGTAGACCCGGTCAGATTAAAGTATTTCCCATCAATCATTGGGATTGCATCTGTTGCGGTATTGTCTTTCAGGCCAGCGGACAGCATATTAATATCCTCGCGCTGTTCCGTCAATGTCGCGTTGATATCCTTTAGCGCATACTCAGCCCGAATAATGCTGAAATAACTAACAAGCCGTTTGAATTCCGAATCAGTTAAATTTACTTGCGGGTTAAGGGTCGCGGAAATTGCATACATTCCGTCATGCAATGCCGTGTAATCACTGCTAGCGCCTGTTGTGCTCCCGTAAGCCCCATCCGCATCCTTCCTATAAAAAACGCCATACACCACACCGCCAGTAACATGGATTTTATCCCCCGCGCTGAGATGGAACATATCATCTTCTGTAACGGCGGCATATTTATTTAATCCGGTTGTGTATGTCCAAATGTGGCTTGAATCGACAAACGTAATTGATTGATGATTTGTAAAATGAATATATCCCTCACCGTCTATTGCGTCCAGACGATCCGCAATGTTGCCTGTTGCGCTCTTTAAATCATTTACGTTATCTTCTAAATCAGCCTTTATTTCACCTACTTCATCGTCCATTAAATCTTCCAATGCACTAAGCGCATCACCTGTTGCTTTTGAATCTGCGGCTTTTCCTTGTGTCATTAAGTCATTACTAATCTCCGGAACTTGATACTTGTTTGCCAATCCCGGAAAAGTAATTGATTTGAAGGATATATTAGCCATTATTCACCCTCCTTTGTTACTACAATATTACCGTCTGAATTAGGGTCCGTAAAAATATAATCACTCTCTATTTCCACATCTTTACCCTTCTTTTCACCGCTCTTTAATCCTAAAAGATATGATAAAATGTCCATATTAAAACTCCTTCCATTCAGAGTTTTCTTCATCAAATACAAATATTTTACCAGTATCCATTTCTAATAACATAGAACCGTTTGCAATATTTGTTGTTGGTTTTGTGTCAGTAGATAAACAGCTACCTTCGACATACCTCTTTGTTCCGCCCCTGTCTTGTGCCTTAGAATAACTTAACATTATGCACCTCCAATAGTTACTACAATATTACCATCTGAATTTGGGTCTGAAAATCTTACGACATACTGTGATGCCTTTTGTGCGCTATTGGCTGCATTATTAGCCGCTGTTTGTGCCGCACTAACATTTTCAGCTACTTGGTCATTAATTTCTTCCGCTATATCATCAGTTACATTATACACGATTTCTTCCACATCATCAACAAATGCTACTCGTTTTACTTCATTTGAAGTTGGTGCTATATACATAGCTTTTCCGCTACGTGTATTTGGGTCACCAGTCTGCACTACTGCAACTTCACCAGGACGCATTTTTGACGGGTCAAAATTTGTATAATTTCCTCGTCTTAATTGAATAGCCATTACTCGTTATTCTCCTCTAATTGTTCCTGTTTATGCTCTGATTGTTCTTTTTTATGCTCTATTTGCGAATGTTTAATGTAACTCTCAGTTAGTTCCAGTTCAGCAACTTCACTTTGAATTGCTTTAAGCACATAGCGCATTTCTGTTGGTGTTACTAACTTTTGTGCAAGAAACCCGTTTATTAATCCGCCAATTTGATTTTTAATTAAATCTATTTGCATTGTTGTACCTCACTTATTATGTAGAAGTTACCTCAGTTACAATACCGTCTTTTATTGTAAACTTTAAATTATTTGTATAAACGGTGCCGCTATATCCGTTTGATGCGTGTAATTCTGATGCTGTCAACTTAGCAGAGAATGTGGCTTTAGCTACTTCAAATCTATATATTTCTGTGCCGTAATTATTGCCTTGATTACTAAATGATAGACTTATTGGTAATCCATTCCGAGCAGTTAGTTCCAACATAGATGCCCACAACTGTGCATACGGGTATCGAACATTGTTTACAGTCATATTGCTGAAACCAAGTCCTATATCTGGTACTGTAATATCATCATGGTATCTGCTTAATCCATACTCAGTAAATAATATATTAAGCGGTATATTAACGTCATAATTTTCGTGTCCAACTGCTGTTATTCCGGATAAATCAATTTTTGCCACGGTGCCGCTCACACCTTTTACAGTGATTTTACCGTATGTGTTATTCAGTCCACCAACTACAAGTTCACCCGTCTTAATGTAAGACGAATTAATATATATTTTACCGTTCTCAAGGTAAATTCCTTGGTCAGCGGAATTATTGGTTAATTTATTGAAAATTGATTGTTGTGTTTGACCATTAACTGCCGCAGACGCTTTTGCCTGTGCGATAGAATCAATAGTGCTCCCATTTGACAAGGAGAATGAATTTGCTACGATTCTAACAACACCGCTATCTGCATTAACATAAAATGTTTCGTTACCGTTACTATCATGTGCAGAAAATTCTCCTGTGTTAATCCAACTAGCACTAATTCCTACCGCAGATAGTATATTAACAATAGTATTGCCGTCAACAGTCATACCTGCATTCCATACGGTCTGTTCTGGGTGTGCGCCGTTATAATTAGTAGTAACACCCCACGCTTCATTTGTCATTTTCCAAACAACTTTAGATTCAGACAAATTTGGCAAATCATGCATGTAATAAATACTACCACTAGAAGTTGTTTGTACTGTTGTATATAAACCTGCTTTAGAGTTTAAGGCGTTTGATAATTGTTGTAATGCAATTACTCTTTCATTCCTTTCAACATTCATCATCGCTTTAGTTTCAAGGAATGTTTTAGTTGCTTGTGAAAATCTTGTGGATGAATTATTTAATGCCGACTCAGAACCGCAAACAATAGTTTGCATGGAACCTATCTTAAATGTGCATCTAGTAACAATAATGGCATAAGAGTGTTGTTTTCTATCAATTACAAGTCCTATATCACCGGCTTCAATAGATGGGTCACTTAGTTGAGTAACATTTAATTTTCTAAATGTCATGCCATATAACAGTGTTCCTAAGTGTGTCAAAATAGTTTGAACATTGTCGGTGGTTATAAATTCGTTGTCTGAAACCTCTACAACAAATCCTTCTGTATAATTAGACGGATACACATATGACAATATATCTTGGTTACTGTCTGCCGTCTTATCTTTTATTAAGATTCTAACTCCTGCAATAACTGTATCGTCAACACAAATATCTTGTGAAGATAATCCTTTTATAGTTGCGATATTATCTAGTTCTGCAAAGTCTCCGCCATCATATACATCGCCTGTATTCCACGGATTAAATGTTCCACCGTTTAAACTAACGCCTGTAGTATAATATGGGGTTCCTGCGTCAAATTCACCACCATCTATACTGTCTAATGTTTGCTGTAAAAGTGTTCTATCAATCCACTTTAATTCTAATCTACCACGAGTATCGCATTTAGCGTAACATCCACAAATAGTTGCGACCCAACTAATTACTTCTCTGAATGTAATTCCTTCTTTTTCAGGCGGATTAGGAATGGATAAATTCTTTAATGCGGATTCAAATGTTTGTAATGTTACACCACAAACAGAACAAGCATTTCGGATAATAGAATCACAAGTAGCAGGATAAGATAAGCTACTTTCTGAATAAGGTCTATCAAATTTAGACATATTATCCACTAAAGATAATTTTATTGTAGCGCCGTTATATTTTGTATCTTCTACTGTGTATTCACCGGCGTACAGCGATTCAGTTCTGGACGGAGTTTCATTAGTAAACTCCATGGCTTCGTGTAGTTGAACAGTAGCCTTTTCAAATGTGTATTCAGAAAATTTATCGCTAATATTGTTAATAATAAGTGTGGCAGAATTTATAATAGCGGAGCCAAGAACCGTAAAGTTTTCGTCCTCAGAAATTGCTTCTTCTCTTGAATATCCGCCCTGCCAAATTTCATCGTTAGTTAAGTGTAAAACTGTGCCATCTGTAAGAGTTATGTCGGCAAGAGCAATATAATCTCGCTTATTGTAAAATAATGCCCGCTTAAATGCGTTCGATATATTTTTCATAATTAAATCCTAATAAACTGAAATGTTATATCCTTCCACGTATTTTTCATATTGCGTAAATTATTTGCTTTGCCTGCACGTTTGCCGACATAGAACTCTCCAACCTTCATCATATCAGGAAAGAGTGGGTCTGCATAAGTAACTGTAACAATTTCTTTGCCGTCAACCAGTCTTAACAATTCAGCCGCTTCATTCCATCCCAAAGACTTCCATGTACATGTGTAATAATCTTTTACTGCAACAACGTCCTTATGCATTACGCCATCAAGCGTTCTGCCTGTTTCCTCAGAAGATACATCTTCAATACTAAAATCATAACTTGACGGCGTTGGCACAGTAACGCCGTCAATCTGAAAAGGTTTATCTGCTAACATATATCACCTCTCCAATTATCGTGTTTTGTTAATTATATTATATCTTCTATCTAATTTCAAGTTGCCAGCATTTGCATGACGGGCAAGCTGTTCATCTTCAAGATAGAAATTGATATTAAGATACTGTTGGAAAGCAGATACAATAATTGCCTGTAAATCATCATAGGTTATTATAGAACTTGATAAATTATCTAATGTCCTTTGCAGATTTATTAAGTCTTGCGACTGATTAAATCTATTAAATGAACTAGGCGGAACAATTCTTCCTTGTGCTACTGCAGGAACATTATAGGCAGATAATGTTCCCATTGACGCAACTAATCTATCAAATTCTGCTGATACCATATTTCCGAATGTAGAAAGTACTGTATCTAAATACCTTATCCAATCTCCTATTGATTCTGAGATTGTAATAGACGGACTAGCCTTTTCTGCTTCTTTTTCCATTGCATTGGTTATGTCAGTGATTTTTGAAATAACTGTGCCCTTGTTATCTAATACACCACCGGCTAAACCTTTCATAGACATTTCACCAATCCATCCGAATTTTCTAGACGGAGAATGAATATCAAGTGCTTCACGAGCCGCATTATACATATCAATAGCTGTATTATGAGCCAATATATTGAGAGAGCCAGAATTGTCTGTAACACCCCTATAAATACCGTCCACGATACTTTCACCGATTCTGTACCAGTCAGCCTGTGTAAAGCTATAATACATATCTTCGGCAACTTCCCTTGCTACTTGCTGTAAATAACGAGATTGTCTACTAAACCCGTCTGCCATGTTTTCAGCAAGTTCTTCACCGGCTTGTCTAAATCTTGCTCTATAAGAATTGACCGTTTCTTGAAGTCTCTGTAATAAGTCCTCTACCTTTCTTCTACTTTCATCAGTTGTACGTTTAATGCCATCGCTGAGATTACTAATTAAATCACGGCCGTGGTCTAACCACTTACTCATTGTAGAAGTAATAACATTTTGCATCCTAGACTGCATGGAAGAAATTTCTTCAACTGGCTTACTAGAACTATTGGAGATACCGCTTCGTAAACTACCGACAACTGTACTGCCGTAGTTAGAGAACGTCTTTGAATCATTATTGGCAATACCGAAGTTGCCTTTAAAGTGATTGAGAATTGGGTCAGCAATATTGTTCTTAATCCAAGTTCCAGCAGTTGTCATGACATTTGACGCACCGGATTTGAACCCTTCAATAGCAGATTTACCGATAGAGAACATTCGATTAGCCGCTCCACCAAGTAAACCAAATCCGTTTTTTACTGCTGTAATAAACTTATCGGCAATATTCGTTTTTACCCAAATGCCAACATTTTTAATAATGTCTGTAATTCCTGTGTAGAGACCTTGTATAATATTGGCGCCAAGCGGTTTCATAGTTTCGGCAGGAGAGTGGATTCCAAATGCGGCTTTAAATCCGTCTATAAACGGTTTAAATATGTGGTCATATATCCATGTGCCTATATCTTTTAACGCATCTACTATTCCCTCTTTGCCACCGTCTATAATTGCGTGGAAACATTCTTTAATTGTTTGCAATAATGTGCCGCCAACTTCTACAAGTGCTTTAAATGCGGCACCAATAAGTTCTCCTGCCAAGTTGGCAATTTCTGCCCAATTAAATCCGGATAAGAAGTCTTTTATGAAATTTATAATGTTGGTCGGCAGTTGTGCCCAGTCTACTGCTTGAATTGCACCAGAAAGTGTTTCAAATATTACAATCGGAATATTGCCTAAAAATTCACCTGCGGCACTTGCATCAAATTCAATGAAAAATCCTGCTACTGCATCAATAACAGCCTTACCTAACGCTCTCCAGTCTGTCGCCATTATAAATCCGTTCAATGCATGGAAGATACCGTTGATTGTGCCGGCTAAACTTGCCCCGCCTTCTGCCCAATTAACTTCTTGTAATACTCTTGATATTGCGGTTCCTATTCGTATACCGAATTCTGAAAAATCAAAAGTCGTAACAAATGTGTACCATATATCAAATACAGTATTTATACCGTCAACTAATGTGGATGCGAGTAGGTTCCAATCAATACCTGTAAATGCATTGTTCAAACTGTTGGCGACATTCGACACCATTGTAGTCCAATCAACAGAGTTAATAAGATTATATGCAAATGTTAATGCTCCGTTAATCGCATTGTCTATGGTCGTAACTAATAAATTCCAGTCAAAATCTTTTACAGCAGTATTTATACCTTCACCGATGGCTTTCGCAAAACTGTCAAAATGAAAGTTTTCCAAGAAAGTATTAGCAAAAATCAGTCCAGTATTTAACGCTTCTGCAATAGTGTGCCCTATAGAAGCGAATAATCCAGGAGTTTCTATAAAGCCGTTTAAAAATGTTGCCAGACTTTTTGCTATTCTCCATGCTGTCTCTTTTATATAATCCCACGGAATACTATCTAATGCTTTTTTAAGTTTTTCGCCTACAATTCTTCCTATATCGTAAAAGTCAGCATTTAGCCACGCTTTTTTAAATCTTTCAACAAATGTCTCTATAGCACTTTCTATAGGAGATTCAGTAAAAGAGAAATCGTCTTGGAGTGCGTCTAGTGTATCGTCAAGTCCAGCAGTTGGGTCAGTAGTCGTGTCGGTATCGTTATCTTTATCCTCGTGAAGTATTTCTACATCATCGAATCCTAGTAATTGTTTTTTAAGTTCTTCCTCTTCTTTCGCCTGTTTTTTTGCCGCTTTGGCTGCCGCTTTTGCCGCTTTGGCTGCCGCTTGATTCTTTTTCTTTGTTGCGTCTAATGATGCCGCATAATCTTTTTGTACATAATTTGCACGAACAAACTCTTTACCAGTAATTGCCGCAATAAATTGACCTACTTTTACGGTCGCTTCACTAAATAAATTGATTAATCGAACAAGTGCTGGTTCTACAGCTTCGATAATAGGTGCAAATGCTCCTGCTACTGTGTTTTTTAATAAATTAACTGAGGAGATTATATTAGATACTGAACGATTGAACGGTTCATGTACTTGTGCCAGATTCTCAAAGCCAGAAATTAGTGCCCGTCTTAATTTATTAATGAGAGCAAATATAGAACGTACACCAAGTCCGTATCGAATAAAGGACTTAAATCCCTTCTCAAATCCGCTACTTGACGAACCTGCATGTTTTCCCACACTAGCTATGGCAGAACCTAATTTTTTTAAGCCATTTAAAATACCGCCGCCTGCAAGTTTTAGCACGTTGTTATAAAGTTTAACAACAGGCGTTAGTGCTTGTTTTGCGCCGCTACCAATTTTTAAAATGGCCGACCCGGCTTTTACTGCACCGCCGGGTAATTTGGCAAGTAGTCCAAAAATACCGCCAATTGCTCTTGTTGCCACCATTGCTACGTTTGTAAATGCAACGCCAATCATTGATATTGGCGGAACTACACCCGATAAACTACTAAAATATGATTTTAAATTACCGAGACCGGATTGAATAGCAGTACCAACATTGCCTATAGCAGACTTTAATCTATCAAATATACCTGTATCTACTTTGACTTCACTAAATGCTTGTGCCTTGTCTCGACATAATGTAAGTTGATTATTAACACCGTTAAGCTGTGTCAAAAGATTCTGATATTGTGTGGTATCTACTACAGGTGTAAATGCTTGGCCTGCCGTTTCCAGTTTGTCTTTCTGAGCCTGTACTTTTGCTATTTGTGCGCTAAGTTCGCTCATATCATACTGCATGGATTTATAAGACTTACTGCTTACATTACCACCTAATGCTTTGAATTTAGTCATTCGGTCATTAAGTCTATCTTGTTTTGCAATAAGTTTATCATACTCGGCGCTTAATTTTGCGTACTCTGGTGTTGCGACATTTGGAGTTTTTTCTAAGTCCTCAAGTTTTTGTTTTATAGATGCACTTTTTTGGGCTAATCTATCCATTGTTGCAAGTAGATTTTTAAATGGCGCAGACAAATCTTTTGCGCTACTTGCCTTATCGAATATGTCTTTAACGTCCTGCTGTAAACTATCTGAGGTACTTTTTACAGCACTGGCATCTAAATCAACAGATAATGTAATATCAGCCATGTTTTATACACCACTATTCCAAAGTTCTGTAACAAGTCTATCCGCTTCTCGCTGTTCAACTGAACTATGATTCCAGTCAAAGTATTGCGGATTTCTTTGCTTATATTTTCGCTCCGATTTATCGAGCCGTTCCTGCCTAACTATTTTATCTCTTATATGAATAATAGTTGTTAGCGCAGATTCACCTATCGCCGCATAATAACCCATAAATGTCCACCAATGTAAATACTTTTCTGCACGAATTTCTTTATTGGCAACTTTATTTATTGCGGAACATATAAGCTGAGAATCTTTCTCCCAATCAATCAATTTATAATTGACGGAGTTATTTTCAGACGGCTCTTGACCGCAGTTAAAGAAATTATACATTCCCGTAACTGCTTCTTCCAAATATTCAAACGAATAAACGTCCTGAATACTATTAAAATCCTCATAAAAAATGATGAGGGCCGCCAGCAATCTCTCTTTGGAATCTAGCGTATCATCTTCTAACGCTAAGAAACAATCCAAAATTACTCGGTAGTCCCCATCATTTCTTATTGCGTATTCCTCACCATTTATTCGTACGGTTGTAGGAATTTCATACATATTATTTTGTATACTTCGCTGTGTGCTTACTCACGTTAGCAGTCACTTTATTCATTTCGGTTGATATGTCAGTTTCATATAACGGTGCGAGTGTGTCAATGATATGCTCAAATCTGAGTTTACCATTAACTGGGTCAAACATAGAACCGTGTGGCGCACATAATTCCGATACATTAGAATCAAAAATGTAATCAAGTAACGACCGCATTTTTGTATCTGCATCCTGTAACGCTTCGGAAAGTTTACTTGTTGCTTCATCTTCCATGAAATCATAATTTTCATCTTCGATAACCGCATCCGGTAAATCTTTAAATGCGTTCTGTGCAATATCTTTAAGTTGCGGATATGCACTTCTTAATCTAGTAATAAGATTAAGGTCTGATGTATTTAACTCCAGGACTCTATTATCGTCACCATCAATTCTAAATCTTTTCCGACTAGATAATCTTAAATCTAACTCGCCGTCATATTTGCGCTTGCTTGCCATTGTAACTACCTCTTCTTTCGTATTAATTATGATGCCTCAGTGAATGTGAAATCATCCGCCAACTTATCAACTGTACCGAGTGTAATCTTGTTGCTGAAATATACAGAAATCGGCATATTAACTGTAGAATCTCCACCAATGCTGTTGTAAGTAATTGTACAGTCAACATGTTTTTCAGCTTCATAGGAACCACTTGTGCCAACAAATGCCGTAATGATATATACGGTAAACTGATTCAGTTCAGACAGAGCATTTCTCCGTCTAATATCATTAAGTTTAGCGCCAAGTTTTGAGCCGCCAAGAATTGTGTACGGGTCGAAATCCTGTTGCGGCTGTGTTCTGTTCATATCAGTATAGTTATTACCGAGAATGTCAGTAGTTGTTTCAATGTCCGGATTATAGTCAATACTAGAATCCTCTGTACGTCTACCAAGAAGTTCACGCACCTGCGTACTGCCTTCTGTCCACTCTGCTACGGTAATAAGTAATTTTCGTTCGGCTCTCTGGCCATCGGCAAGGTTAAACGGTGAAACTGCCATAATAAATTACCTCCAAATTTGTTTGCTTATGTCTAAGTATTTTATTTCTACTGTTATGCTATATACTGCAAGTGCCGGTGATGGTTCATCGTCTATGCCATCAAAACTTGGCGTGTCTGTAGTAGTTGACATAGATTCAATAATACAGTCTGTACCAAAATCTGGATAAGTGTGTGCATCGTCTTGTGTACTTATCCAATCAATAATTGCTTGCACATCTGATATATCAAGCATATTTTCATTTGGGTATCCTGACACTTTTACAATAGGTATATCTGCCACAGATTTATGAATAATGAGAGTAAAGGTATATGTTTTCAGAACACTGCCGTCCACATATTTTCTTTCGGCATATCGTTCTGTTGTTTGGGTTACAATTTGATTTGTATTATCTTCGGCATTAATAAAGTTGAAGTACAAAGGATTTTCTAGTATTACAGGACAGTTTAAAAAATATTCAATTACTGCACTATTTTTATCTACCGTCATGCTTTTAATCCTCGTTCCTTACACAATCGTTTTAAATATCTGGTGATTTCTTGGTTAGTCGCTAACTTTACAGGACCTTTAAAGGCTTCATCCCAGTGGTCTTGTGTTCCCGGTGTAGAATATCGTAACCTTCTGCCTGTAGGATATTTCTTTTTGCCTGGCGGTGAAACCCATCGAACGATTTCGCCGTTCTTTATTACTGGAATATTCGGCCCGTATACTTGTCCTTCATATTGATAGTGGGCATGCCCAAGATTTCTGCCCCACGTAATGGACTTATGCGTTACTAAGGCTGAACGGCGTAATCTACCTTCATCGTAAGGAACAAAATTATTAATGGCGTCTTTTATCATCGTATTTATTTCTTTTCGTACGGAATTATCATTTAACAGTTTGAGTAATTCCTGTTGTTTATTTGTACGAAAATGACTTACTTGTATGTTTACAGTAGGACTTCTAGCCATTATATTCCTTTCACGTAGTAGTGTTCTATACCACGTTCATCACCAGTATTATCTGTCCATTGCTGAATCTCTAAACAACCTTGTAAATTTTTGTACTTCTTCTTTAAATCTGTTGCACGTTTTCCAGATTGGTATTCATTTATTTCATCATCGACTTCTCCCTTTATAATAACATCTTCCGGCGCAAGTGTGAAATAGTTTGGCATTTCATCATTAGGAAGTCGAACCCATTCAAATTTGTTTTTAAATAATTCGTCTTTACGAATTCGACAAATTATATCGTTGGTTTCTAAAACTGTTTTATCAATGACAACTTTATTGCCGGCATATTTCCAAAATGTGCCTCTTATTACGTGTCTATACCATTTAACTATATTAGTCTGAGGGTCAACAAATTTATTATAAAGAGTGATTGTAGTATTCCACCAAGGCGGATATATATTATTCATCGGGATATATTCCTCTGTATAATAATTTCTTTCCTAGATTATTCGTTACTCCTGCAAGTTGTTTCTCTATAGTTTTATCAACTTCTCGCCGTGTAAGTTCTAGTGCTTCATGTGCATTAACTACATTATAGCTAATAGAAACACCGTCATTTGACATTGACGCAATCTGTGAACCGCCTGTATCACCAGACTGTCCAGACGTTGTAACCGGTTGACCCATTAGAGCAAGTTGCCGTTCAAGTAAACGAATTATGTGGAATACGCACTTCTTTAGTCGTTCTGGATATTCTGTTTGTTTCCATAAACGATTAAATGTATACCAATCTATGTAAGATTCTGCTTCAAATTCAATATCATTAAAGGCGGTTTCTTCTAATGTACCACCAAATACTTGATATTCTTCATATGTAAGATACATTAAAATTCACCGCCTTCGTAAAAATCGTATTAGCCGAGAGAAAGGATACGTGCAATCGGGATAGCTTTCAGATTGATGTACTTCTTGTTTGCGCCGCCTGTATTAACAAGCTCCCAGTTAGCGCCGTCAGACAGTTCTGCGTCTGTCGGAGACAGAGTAGACATGTGGGCTTTCGTGAAAGAAATACCGTACGGGGAGAAACATTTTCTCTGTCTGTTGTACAGTGTATCCTGACCACCATTAGTCTTCGGGTCACGGCTCATTTCTGCCGGAACTTTAGCGCCGCAGTTCGTATACTCGATAGCGCCGTCACCAAACAGGAATGTTACATAAACCGGATTACCGTTACCAGTCTTCTCATAATAAGAATTAATAGAAGAATCCTGCGGATTAACAACTACTGTGTAAGTATAATTGCCGGAAGAACCTGTTCTTGTGTAGTAAGTCTTACCTGCTGTAACCGCTGTATCAGTTGTCTTAGAGAAAGTTGCAGTATTCGGGTCTTCCAGGACCGGCATACTATCATCAACAATGACAAGTCTACCATTCAGTGTAGCAAGTCCAGTCTCACGCTCCATGCCGTTTGCATCGTTATACTTGAGGTAAACAAGGACCTTCATGTTCTCAAGATTTGTTGCAACTACGGAATGCATAATTGCGAGACTAAATTTGTTCTTGTGGTCACCGCATGCCTTCTGAATGGCTGTATTCAGAGAAGTAGCATCCATGAAACCTGTTCTACCTTCGCTGTTAGCAACTGCGGTAATATCGTGAGTATGCTCAGAAACAAATCTTGCACCTTCTGTATCAGACATACTGAATACGCCAGTAAGAATAGAAACAAGAGTTGCCTGGTCAATTTCATCCCAGTACTCAGCGACCTGCTGTGCGACATTCTCCATGAAATCTACACCGCCTGTAATATCATAAGAGAAGTCTTTCTCAGTCCATGCCTGCGCACGACCAACGACTACTCTAGAATGGCTGAATGTCTGTGTATTCTGGGATGTAATATCTGTTACACCGTCATAGTTGAGCGGCGTAGTTCCGCTAATAAGGCCTTTCAGCGGAGTAGTGATATAATTACCACCAACTTGGTCAGCCATAGCACTTGCTAAGTCCTGACGGGAAGTAACTGCTCTGGATTTAAGCAGTTCATTAAGTTTGAGGTTCGGTACTCTATCGACATACTTCTGGAATACCTCACCATTAAAAATTTTAGAATCAAAATACGGCATAATTTAACCTCCGTTAAAAATCAATAACTGCATTAGGGTCGTTATTTTTTAATTGCATCATTTCTGTTAATGTTAATTTAGCAGATTCTTTCTTACCAGGACCGCTTACAAATTGTGGTTTCGGTTCAGTTTTCGGAGTAACAAATGCGTCTGCATTATCTTTTGTATAAATCTGTACAAAATCTTCTGCTCCAATAATTCTACCGTCTTCCAGATTAAGATTCTTTGCAAGTAAAGCGTTCGTAAAATCTCTTTTTGCGGCATTGCTAGAAAATGTCTTAGTATTGGCAAATTCTTTTACTGCAAATTCATACGCCTGTTTTGTAAGCTGTTTCTGATAGTCCTTTGTTTCTTTGTCGTATCTCTGCTGTAACTCTGCTAAATCAGCGGACGCTTTCTTTAAAGCCTCAACATCACCAGCATCCTTTAGTGTCTGTTGTAGGGTTGCTAAATCGGTGTCTCTTGCGGAAATTGTTGTTGTAAGTTCTGTAATGCGTGTATCCCTTTGAGAAATTTCATCATCATATTTCTGTTTAGATACATAATTACCTTCTGTCAAGTCCACAAATTTTGAGTCGCCCATTGCAGTTTGAAACTGCTCCCATGTGAGTGTTCCATCCTGCGCTTTGTCAAAGATTTCCTTTACTGTCATACATAGCTCCTTTTACATTCTTCTTTATGTCTGCAAACTTATATGTCCGCCGGGCAGTTTGGCGGTAGAATGTGAATGTTTTTAAATGTTGTCATTCGCAACGGGCAAATGCTTGAAAGTTGAGTGCAGAACAAATGTCCTAGCACTCAACCATCACGAAAGAAGAACCAATGACAAACAAGCATCAACCCAATAGTATTATAAAACATTTATTCCACTTTGTAAACACGAATTTTATATACGTATATACGTATTTTTAGTATGCGGTATACCCAGATACGCCACAGCGTTTCATCTTCGTTGGTAATCCACATGCTTTACTAAATGCTTTATAATCGTTTGTAAACTGTATAACTTTTTGCCGTGCAAGTATTTTACCTGTTTTATTTCCTAATTCTTTCATTGCCATCTGTTCTTCTTTTGCATATCGTATTCTAGTTTCCATGCGTCTTTGTTTCTGTGTGCATTGATACAGTGTCATGTGTTTACCGTCCGGTGCAGTATAGCCTTCTGCGTTATCGTCTATAAACTTTTGTAACTGTTCTGGAGTATATTTGGGTTTATGCTTTGCTATAACGATTGAAGTAGCAACGTGTTTACAATTCCAAACGCCTATAATTCTATCTACGCCAGAAAATTTTTGGCCGTTAATGTCTTCAAAGTCATTGCATGTTTGTATTTTATTCCACTCAGCATTTGTAAAAATATGTCCTTGAAACGGTTCATGGTCTGGTGCGGAATTCATGTGTGCGCTTAGTTCTTTTCCATCTGCGTCAAAATCCTTTCCAGCTTCGTCATTTATTGCTTGTTTGACTAACTTAACGCCTTCCAATACGTTTCTTCTTACTGCTGTGTCTAATCGCTGTGTATAACCGCTATCCCAAGAAATTCGTCTGATACCGCTATTAAGTAATTGTTTTATTGCCCAGTTAATAGCGGTATCAGAACTTACTAATCCCGTTAAGGACGCCTGTATAGCTTCATCAATAATTTTTCTATAGGTATCCTCTATTTTATAAAAATGCGTTCTAAGAGGATTATCTCTATCACGTATAACAAATCCTGTGGCAGATGAATTGGAAATATTTTTGTAAGTATCTCTAGTTTGGTTTGCAATTCCAGATACTATACGTTGCATTTTTCTGTTCTTCTCAAACGGTATATAAGATTTATGCCTGTAATCATAAAATGGTTTTGTGTCTTTATAGGTATCTGCACCGACAGTTTTTATTAAGTTCTTAATATCCCGTTCTTGTAAACCAGATTGTTTGGCAAGTTCTTTATTGATTTCACGTACATCTGCGCCCGTTACTGCTAAAGTTCGTAATTTTTCTACATCTCGTCTGGAAAGTTCTCGCACAGCTTTTAATCTATCAGCCATTTTTAGGATAACGTACATATTGATAGATTCTTGTCTGTCTACAATAGGTTGTACAAGATTGTCAATGGCGTTATCACTTAACATGATTATTCCTCACTGTCTTCCATATCGTTAAATTGTTGATTAGCTTGCAATGCAAGTTCTTTTTCCATAGCTTCGGCTTCTTCTGCATCAATTTGAGCAAGCGCCTCTCTAGCCTGTCTTTCAGTCTCACCAAAATACCACATTCTAGTCTCAACTCTGGAAGTAAGTCTATTGCTTTGAAGCGTAATACGGTTCGTTAATTCGGCATCAACGTCAACAAGAATAGAATCATCCCACTCAAAACTTACATCATATTCGCCATCAGGTGTAATCTCATATAGTGTCGCATATACATCCATAATATAAATTACATCCCTTAATGTATCTTCAATGGCACTTTGAATATCTGCGTTGGTTTGATAACTCCGCTGTTTTAAAATTCTTAATTCTGTTGCAGTTCTTGCCACATCTGCACTATCGGATAATGTACCTCTACTGATGCCACAAACATCTTCTATTCTCATAAGAATAGTATTGAGACCGTCTATATAGTGATTATCACGTAATGAAGGTGCGAACGGCTGATACGTGTCTGAACTAGACCCTAAGTCTACTTTTCTAAACAGTCTACGTTGTAATTGATTTGGTCTAGTATGCTCATTTCCATTGCCGTCTTCATCAGTTCTTAAAGCATCTCGGTCAATATCGATCGCAAGTTCGCCGCCTTCATATTCCCAAAGTAATCTACTATATTGAATATCGGCATCACGAATAAGATTTACTGCCCTACTAAATCCAGATACTCCTAATGGACTTGTTGTATCAATCGTATTAGCTTCTGGCATTTTAAAGTATGCAAATAACGGCTGAGTAACATTTTTAATTGTGGCTTTTTCGTCAAGATTTTTCCACTCTGGAACTTCTTGCAGAGAAATTTCTTCGCCTAAATCAGTATTATTCAAATCTGTATTTGCACGTAAGTTATTAGATTTATATGCTTTGTTGATAACCGTTACTACGTTATTTTCCCATTTGTGATACTCTAATTTGCGGTAAACTACATTCTTTTCTACTTTAGATTGTACAAAAGCTGCCTCAGTTATTTTACCAGAAGCATCAAATGTTAATGGATAAAATGCGTCTGCCTGTACAAAATCGAATTCTATTTCAAGACTTGGAGTTAAATCAGAATCAACGCCATCAGCCGTTGTGCTTTGATTGGCAACAACATATGGCTTTATCACTAATCCACCTTTTGCAATACCGTACTCTATCTGTTTCCGTATCTGCTTCTTTAGCTTTTTATACTGACTTTCAAGATATTCAGCTCTAGAAGAATCTCCAGTTGGTCTATCTTCCATTATTTTTTGTGGTGGCATCATTGAAGGAACTGCGACAGACCTGCCATCAGGTGTACGTATATATTTTGTTTCGCCTGGATAATCGGGATTATCAATTTCAACTTGTTCTGTAGGAACAGTAATTTCCGATTCAAGTTCTAATAAAGCTGTTCTAGCTTTTTCACTTGCGATTAGTGCCGGAAGTCCTAAAGATACAATATTTGTCGGGTCGTTATCATCAGGTTCGTGTAACCACGGTGCTTCATCTGCGTACATAACGGACCACATCTGTATTGCTTTCTCCATTTTTGGAGATATTGCATATGATACATTTAATTCTCTTTGGATTGTTTTACTTCCAATCATGCTCGTAATTAACTCCCTTAGTTTTGATACTATGCTATTCCAAATTGACATAGTTTATTTACTCCTATAATTTCTCCTACTATATCCAAGTGCTTTTGCTCGTCTCCACGCTTCCTCAAAAGAAGTAGCCGTAACAACAAGAGTGCCTTTTGACGGTGAGTAGAACGTGTACTCGTTGGATTTAGAACCTTTAAATTCTCGTTTTGTTCCTGCGGTTTCACGTTTCATTGTACGTTTTGTTCCTGCATCTTTATCGCTGAACTCACTTGTCATTGCCCCACGTTTACCGCCGTATCTTTTCTTTTTATTAGCACTATCCCAATAATATATGTAATTGCCCATTATATAGCCACCTTAGAATTAATTAATTTTTTAAATACAATATTACCGCTTAGTTCATTCGATAAATCTTTGCCATAAAGTAAAATTGTTTCTGGCTCTAATTTATCCATGATATATTCCCAATTATGTTTCAGTGCTTTAAAATTTGCCCATCTGCCTTCTCCCATAGTTGATATTGCTATTGTACTGTATTTCGGTACTCCGTCAAGACACCACGCTAAATCTTCATCATTTCCCCACGTAATAGTTGGAATTACTTTCATGCCGTGTTTTTGCCAATATCTGCCACACCACATTTTTCTATAAACATTGAAAACTTTTATAGCTTTTGGTGTATCTGCATAAGGAGAAAAATCTGGAGAGAGTACAAATGCAAATTTAGATAAACACTCAGTATATCTGTCCGGATATTTCCATACTCGTTCAAACTGATAATCATGTAAAAAGAAGTGAACGCCTATATTTTCTGGATGTTTTTCTTTCAACGCATAATTAAATCCTTGTAACGGAATACTTTCTAAATCATCTATATGAACTGGGTCAAGTATTGGCATATCATATTCGCCTTCACCATCAAAATGGGCATATACAAGATTATGAATATTCTGCTCTAAAATTCTTGTTTGCTGTTTTCCTCTATCGTAATGCATCCACACTCTCCATACATTATTTTTTCTTACGAGTAGATTTCTTTTTGCGCTTTGGCGTAAAAAGTTTTTTCACTTCGTTACTGTAACTTTTAAACCTACTATCGCTTGAAAATATACTCTTTATTCGTTTGTCTTGTGATGATGAAAAAAATCCTAATGAATCTGAAAAATTTTGATTTCCATCTGCTCTTGATATATAGGCAATTCTATTTAATCGAAAACTTTTATAGTGTTTACTTGGGTCTCTTGGGTCTCGTATTATTTCTTTACCGTCTTTATACCTAACGCTTACTTCAACACCATTTTGATAAATAATACGATAAGATACTGTATTGGCTGACACCTTTCCAGTTTTAGTGAAATTATCAATGTCAACTAATAATCGTGTTTTTAACGACCTGAGAAATGTTCCATCATTTTTTTCAAATAATTCTCGGGCAAATTTTATGCCGCTTGAACTTTGTCGTTTTGGCCTGTCGCCGACCCTTGCTAGGCCGAGTGCCTTTGCACCTGAGTTACCGCCGCCGCCCATTATGCGTCTTCCTCCTCATTAAATTCACAAGTTTCGTTTTTAAATGGTGTATAATGAATATATTTAACATTGCCAGGATAATCGCATATTCGTCTAGTGTATACAAGTATTAATTCTGGCTCTAATCGTTTTAACATCTCATTATAACCTTGTAAGAATAATTTATGCACTTCTTCGTTTTTGCAACAGCCAATATTTGACACAGCTACTATACTATGTTTTGGTTGTCCATCAAAGCAGAATTCATAACTACTTTCATCACCCCAGGTTACAGTTGGAATTACTGTTAATCCCAAATCTTCTTGCCAATATTTAGCGAGCCACTGTTTTCTGTAATGATTCCATATTTGAACAGCCTTTGGGAAAGATGTATAAAGACTAAAATCTGGTGATAGCACACAATTATATGCTAATAACATATCTCCATATCTAGTAGGATTACTCCAACATCTTTCAAATTCACCATCGTATAAAAAGAAATGTACACCGGTTTGTTCCTTTTTTCTTGAAATTCGTCTATCCGTTAAACATGCGCTAAATCGCATCCAGTCTTTTGCATTACACTCTGTTGTGGGCGCAAGTTCTGGAATATTATACTTTCCGACACCTTCAAAGTTTATAATGTCTAGGTTTTGCCATCTTGACATTAGTTTCCTCTCCTATTCGCATACTTCTCCATAGCATAGCGGGTTGCGTCAATACTATGATTATCTTTATCTGGATAAGCAGAAATGAAGTTGCCGTCCCTATCTTTTTCATACTCATACTGTACAAATTCTTTAAATGTGTATGGACACCTACGTTTATCAATATAAATATGATTTAAACCCTGTAACCACTTTATTCCGTATCGTACACTTTCGGGTCCTTTTTCTGCTCCTCGAATAAATGCACCATATGATTTAAAGTCCATAATAGATTTTGGCTCCGCACTATCTGCTATTAATAATTCTTCCGTAGATAATTTCTTTTCTTCTTTGTACAATGCATCAAATACCGTTTTATTACGGCAATGCATTGTTCTGTATTCATCAAAAATGTATAAATCTAAATAGCGTTTATCAAAATAACAACGTACATAATGAAATGGGTCTCTTGCAAAACCCCAGTCAAGTCCGTTATATATCTTGTCAAAAGTCTGCCACATAGGCTTAGATTCTATTACATTACCGTAAGCATCGTATCTATCGACAAGCTGTTCCATATCCAAATCTTCAACATTTGGAAATACATCACCGCCAGTACCAATAGCTTCACCTAAATACTCATGTTGATATGCTCTAGGATTTACTAATTTTAAATCTTCTGCTTCTTCAATGAACTGCTGTCCAAGCCATTGCTCTGGAACATCTAAATAAGTATTCCTAGTTACAAGTGTGTTATTCTGTCTGTATATTTCACACTCTTCGGCATATTCATTTGCCCAGTTATTTTTACTTATGGGCGGGTTGAATGTTCTAAAGTCCCAGAAATCGTCACCGCCACGCATTGTAGACTGAGTAACGGTTCTTAACTCTCGTTGACCTGCGTATTGGTCTAATTCCTCGAACCACGTTACACCTATATAACCAAACTTCGGTTTGATAGATTTGATTTTCATTGGGTCATCTAAGCCCAAAAAGAAAATCTGCTGACCAGTTGGAAGATATGTTATAGGGGTAGCGTATGTTTTAGGAATACGAAATAGTGTATCCAGTCCAAGTTGGGATATTCCCCAACATAACTGGGCGTATATACTATTTTGAATTGTATTGCCGACTTTTCTAAAACAAGCCGCATGTACTTTCGGATTCTGTATTAATATAAGTGGAATTGCTATGCCAACGAACGAGGATTTTGTACTTCCTCGTCCGCCAGCCATAACATAGTGTGTGTGCTTATGGAGTAATATATCATTTAATAAATCATCATACATTGGTATGATACAATCGCTTAAATTTATATTAATATCCTGCTCACTCATATTTTAATAAATAAATGCCTCGTTAAATAAGTTAAACCACGTATCAGGTCCACAACATCCGTCTACTTCTTTCTCAATAGACTTCTGGAACAATTTAATTGCGTTGACAGTATTATTACCGGCTTCACCATCCATCTTATCTGTATACCAACCGTGTGCGGCTAATAAAAGCTGACACAGATAAGTAAATACTCCGCTTGTTCCATAGCCTACTAACGCATAGTTGGCGTATTCTTTACACTTATCTCCAAAGTTCTCATTATCTGGAGTTAAGTCTGAATCGACAAGTTGATTCATAGAATACTTCCAAACAGCAACCACAGCCTTTTTTGTTTTTGGACCAAAGTCTCCATCTACAACAAGTAATGCACCACAATACTGTTTGAGAATTCCACCAAAGTTCTCATTTAACCACTTTTGTCCTTGTGCCACATTAATATGGCAAGCATCATTGGACTGCGGAATCTCATATGCAATATAGTAAGTTTGGCATGTATATAATGCTATTGCATCAACATAATACTGGCACCACTGGTCGCCATTACCTGCACCAACATCTCGTTGGAATCTTTGATAATTACCACTGCCTGCATTAGCTGTTTTACTATCGAGATAAGCATTAGACCGCTTTTCGAGATAGCCTAAATAAGAAAGTGCCGTTTCAACAAATTGGTCAGCAGTAATTCCCGCCGCCGCAAAGTTAGGTCTGCCAAATCCGTTTACACGATTTAATCCGCCAATCTTTGCGAAACTATATACATGTCTAGCAACACAGCCGCCGTTTTCAGCGTATTCTGTAGAACTTGTATTGCCTTCTACGGTATACGCTAACTTATTTACTAAATCAACATTTGTAACAATACCAGTATGTCCGATTCTACCCTTTGATTCGGAATAGAAGTAAATAATATCTCCCTTTTTGGGAGTTGTGTAATACTGATTTGCTTTTTTGAAATAATATGCTCCATCTGGAGTAAATCCTGTCATTGTATCGCCTTGCGGCTGTCGTAATAATGTTTTTGCTCTTGATAAAGCACTCGCCATTTTATCTTCCTCCTGAGCGTATTGCTCAATAAATTTTCTACAAGCTACGTGTCTAGACCAATATTTTACTGCACCAACGCCATTAGCTTTGTATTGAGCAATAGTTTGGTCTACTTTTAATGCATCCATTATGCTGTCTAACGTATATATGCCATTGCATCTATCGAACACTCGCTTTGTCGGGTTTAATCCGCCGAGATGTTCAATTTCAACCCACATCATAGTAGCTTGTATATTAGATTCTGGAATACCGTACTCTTTCGCTCTTTTCAGATACTTAGGAAGCTGTACTTCCGCATACATTTTTGTCTGTGATAAGACACCCTGTTCTGTACTGATAATCTTTCGAATAGCGATAATTTGGTTATCCGTAGGTCTAAAGTGTGTACCATACCAATCTATTGTGAGAGTTTCTTCTAAGCCGCAGTTATCGTGTGATTTAAAAGTACTCGGATAATCAGCTAAAATTAGCTTTAGTAAGTCTCTGCCTTCATTACTACCGCCACCAAATTGATAGGCACCGAGTGTGACCGTATGTTCTTTATCACTATTAGTATAGGGAAGGGTGACGTTTCCCCAGTCACCCTGCCCATATTTCTGTCCACCAGATTCAACCGCAGTAATTATCTTACCTAATACAGTTTTATTATAGTTATTCATTACTGTCCTCGTCAAATAAATCTACAACGCCATATTCCACGTTTTTTGCATCTGTTAAGCCTTCTGCAAATACATATCCTAATACAGAAGCGCCCGCCATAATAATAGCCGCAACTCTTTCAGCATCAGATTGTGCAACGCCGTGATAGATAAGAACCATAGTTGTAAAATTTGCGATACTGAGCCATAATTTTCTGCTTGTTAATTTACGAATAATATCCTGCTTAGTCATACATTACTCCCTTCTACTTTTGCAGATATTTCATTAATACGTTTCCATGCGCTTGCTAAAGATGTTTCTGCCTTAATAAGTCTATCATGGTCATCTTTCTGGTCATCTTTTAATGACGCAATTTCTGATTTTATATCACTAACGCCTTTGCCAATGTTTTCTAACTTGACAATTACGGTAGTCATTTCGGTTGTGCTTTCTGTGTTGTGTTTTGCGCCATATGTATACATGGCGAATAGTAAAGAAGCGATAGATATAAGTATCGGCATATAGTTAGACACCAAGTTTTTTACCTCCTTTCCGCTTATTATTTTTCAGTATAGCACAATAAAAAATAAAAATAAAGACGAGTATATAAAAAATACACTCGTCTTTAAGGAAGGAGGAAAAACAATGAAGTTAGGAATTGTCATTTCTAGCCCAATTAAGGGTAATCTGAATAGGTTTATCATCAACCTCTTGCATAAGATTCTTTTTAATATCAATATCAATCGTTCGTCTTGCAATTTCCTGTGCCGCTCTTGTTCTTTCAGTAAGTGGCGCATCAAGTCCAAACTGGTCTTTTACTTCGCCTCGCATAACATTAGTAAAATATTGCATAACTTCATCCGCAGTTGCAATTGTATCTTTTCTTACTTCTTCCATAATTCTATCTAACTCCTTTTTAACATTAGGCTGTTTAAGAATCTTTTCACCCATTTTTTTATAGGCGTTTCTACTACACCGTTCAATTTTATCAGCCCGTTGCATTGCTTCTCCAATATTTCCTGTCTTTAAATACTCTTGTAAAAATCTTTGCTCGACAGGATTAAGAGGAGTATCTTCCGTGATTTTACGACCGCTTTTACCTCTTCTATGTCCTAGTCTAATGACTTCATCTTTATCATACCGTTTCTGTATCTTTCTTGTCACCATAGTCTTTCTTTATCTCCTCCCACATTTGATTATCTGTAGGCACTTCCCAGCCATTTAATTCAAACCAATAGTCCCGTAAAAATAAAGTCAAGCGTATAGTAGAATAGGTTTTATATAATTCAACACTAGTCTTTTTACCTTCTTCATCAACAAATACTTGACGTACAGTATATTGGTTCATAAGACATTTCTTTTTCTCGCTATACCATTGATTTGTATTAATAACAATTTTCATGTCATATGTGGTATTAATAGCATTTTGTAGCCGTTTGGCTACACTTAAATATTTTTGTACGGCCATTGTAGCCAACCTCCCGCTCATATTTTATGTTCGCATTATAGCACGAAAATTTACCGTTTGTAAAGTCGTATTGCATGTAGTCTAATGTTCCAAGCGATTTATGGATTTACGATTATAGAAAAACTAGGATTCAGAAAAACAAGCGATAATAGGGATTTCAAGCGATATAAAAACTCGACCCAAGCGATTTAAGGGATTCAGTGATTTCAAAATTCAGGTCAAGCGATTTAGAGACTTTTAAGGATTTCAAAAAATGCATCTCTCTTCCCTACCCCCCGATTTTTCTGACTATAGGGGGTCTGCCGCGCTATTTTTCAGAATATTCTGACAGCTTGTGCGGCTATGTGCGAGTTGTGCGAATTCGAACCCGCTCGGACCCGCCACGTGCGAATTCGCTAAATTTTCATGTGAATTGTATAGATAATTTCTACAGGATTTTTAAATTTGTACACAATTCGAGTGGTTTCGATTGAATTGTATTCTATTGTATATAATTGTTTATATATTGTATTGTATTGTGTTAATATTGTTTCTTTTCCCTCTCCGCCGCGGCCAATTGTCAAATATTCACGAAACCTTAGACACAATTCATACAATTATATAGTTCGAAAAATAAGAATCACAGATTAGTGTATATTACACTAATACATAGACCGCTGTTTGGTATGCATAAATATACATGGTTTCTGTATATTTATGCATGAATGTATTTGACTGATTTTGATACTTTTTGACTAACCGCCGCTGTGATTATACCTGATTATTTATGACTGATTTTGACTATTTACCTTGTAATAATTTTGTAACAACTTTATTACAAAATTTAACAGTAATTTAATATTACTTAATATATAGCTGGCTATTAGCTATGACTAACACATTATGTAAACACGCTCTGGCGTGCAAATTTTGTCTACTTATATGCTAAAAATAAGCATACAATACACTTAAACCACGCCAATATTGCAAAGTTTGTCTGCCTTTTGTTGTTTACATTATATTACATATTTGATATTATATTTATGTGAAGAGAAACTTTGCACTACTTCACATTACATCTCTTTTTATCATGTCTGTTCTTTGAAAATTGAATAAAAGCTAGTCCGCGAAAAGCAGGCCCGTATGCACTTAGTATACGTGTGAAAGTCTCTGATACTACTTTAGCAAGTCGCTAACTAGCTGTTGGAAGCGTCCTTGATACTACTGGCGAACTACTGACATATGTCAGCAAGTGTCAGCAAGTCAGAGTGATACTACTGACATATGTCAGCAAGTCACCGGTCACCCAATAGCGACTTAGTTCGACACAAATCGTTTAGATACTACTTTAGCAAGTCAGCAAGATACTACACACGGGGAACGGAGCTATCGGGTGTTAGTAGGGATTAAGTAGTCGCACGTTGCTAGAATCAAGTACTGTACATGTTTCTAACGCTAACGGAAACATGCCTGGGGAAAGCCGGGGTACACGTTACAAGCGTTCATTGTCACGAACGCTGTACAGCTATGAACAACAAGCATATTTGACTTGTCGTGAGTACACACATTAAAAGCGATACCAGCGAACACACGCGGATTAGTAGATAGCTGAATACACTGTTAATCAGTCAGAGTAATTAACAGTGTTGTCCTAGATTTAATGTCCCGACCAGTGCATACACTGTTAATCAGTGTATGCATGAGTGAGGACATTACCTCATATATCAATTATTTTATATATCTATCTAAAGGAGGATACTACTATGAAGGCAACTAGAAACATGAACAAAGAGACACTTGAGACTATGGCACGTGAACTCGGCATTGCAACTGAGGGACTTACTAAGCGCCAACTTGTTGACGCAATTAACGCCGCAGACAAGACTGAGGAGCAGACAGCAGACAAGACTGAGGAGCAGACAGCAGACAAGACTGAGGAGCAGACAGCAGACAAGACTGAGGAGCAGACAGCAGACAAGACTGAGGAGCAGACAGCAGACAAGACTGAGGAGCAGACAGCAGACAAGACTAACAAGAAGGAACGCAAGCCGCGCAAGCACCAGAAGACATTCGAGGAGCTGGTGGCTGACATCCCGCTCACCGCTGACCTCAGACTGGAACGCGGCAGCAAGGACGCTGTACATGTAAAGCGTGGAACTGCCCGCTTATTCAGATATAGCAACCGGTGCATTACAACTAACCGTGAGGAGCTGGTAGAAGGACTTGAGTATGAGGTCAAGGGATACGGCATCAGAGTGAAGTCTTCCAGAGAAAACCTGGCCGCTATCCTTGCTAACGCTAACAAGCTGGCTAAATAATCGCCAATAGCTTCACAGACAGCGGGCGAACATGTTTCGCCCGTTGTAGTGTATCTATTGACCAAGCACAAAGGAGGACCGTATGCTTATAGTGATATTTACCCTGGGGTATCTATTGCTGACCGTCGAGGACCATTTTCTCGACCAGCTGTGGAGCCATGATTAAATTGTCTGACAAGTCTGAATTGTCTGACAAGTCTGAATTGTCTGACAAGTCTGAATTGTCTGACAAGTCTGAATTGTCTGACAATTAATTGGAAAGGAGGAAAACATATGAAACTGTATCGTATCACCAACTTCCTTGGGAAGTTTGAAGGAGGCAAGTTTGAGTACATTTCCCAGTGTACTGGAGAAGTGTATGCCAATGTTCCACACATGGTCGTAAGTATTGCGGCAGACATGATTCATTATCCGGCATGCCGTACGTGGAGGATGTTTAATGTAAAGGCGGTGAGGAAATGATTCTGATGGCAAGACATGCATATGAGGGTTTCGTTAAAAAAGAAGGCACAGTATTTACACCGGATTTTAATGTGAAGGTATTCAATGAGGATGATGGATGGATTACAGTTCATATTCCCGCCGGACTTCACATCTACCGAATTATTGAAATTGCGGACTTTGTTGTACCGCAGATATTGTGGACGCACATGACCGCTACCAGATGTGAGCACGGATGGTTAGATGTAAATACAATTAAATGGTTCCCAGACGGGTGGACAAAACAGGACCAGTTACTGGAAGAGTTTAAAGAAGCCTGCGAGAGAATAGCACAGGAGTGTATTGACGAAGGATATCCTTCACACGGGTCCAACTATGAATTACGAGTACAGGACCTGTGGGAAAACTACTATAAGGATATGCTGGAATAAGTCAATGGCACAGCCGTTGCGGACAATCCACAAACGATTGTCCGTAGCACTGTGGGATTGACCACACATCATCTACAAAGTTAAAGGAGGACGTTGCTATGAAGGCAAAATTGTACGGCGAGTTTGGTAAACCGGCACAGTTGGTGCAGATTAGAACTTGCCCGTTACCCACGGACAAACCGTTGGATGTAGCTGTGAAGGAACTAAAGGAAATTGCCGAGTTCATATTTGACAGGCAAATCACAGTGGTAGTTATAAAGTAAGGAGGACACCATGCTGAATAAATTTAAGGAAGCTATGGATTACCTATATTCAGAGGCTAAGGAGCAGGCAACTCGTTATCGTAACCTTGATGCAAATGTTACCGATTGTTACTTTGAATTTAGCCATCAGTTATTTGGCGTTACGGCAGTAGCTATGAAAATTTGCTCCACTGAGGTGCATGCCGCAACTTGGAACTATGCCACAGAATTGCGTAACAAGTTCTGGGAAGAAGAGGTTCAAGGTGTTCGATAAGCTACTGGATTTATTGTATCTCGGAGACTATTGTTGTCTCTGGGATAAGTACTGTAATTGGAAGCAGGACAAAATCGAGCGTGAGGAACGTCCTGATATTGACGAGTGGCAGTCATATCGGATATTCCAGCTCGAAGCACAAATTCTAACTGCTCCGCATTGGGGGCGCAAGCTGGAAGAGGTCGAGGAGTTAATGTACTATGCAGGACTCCTTGACGAGTGGAGAAACTGTGAAGGCAGTGAAGCCATTCAGCTAGTCCACGAAATGGAAAACAGGTTGGGAGTTTGTATATCTACAAAGTCCACAAACTAACGGAAGTAGTAACGTGGGCGCCGTTGTATCAATGGAGCGCCTAACGTGAAAAGTACGAAGATGTGGCAAATAAAAATAAGGAGGACAAAATGAGATACTGGAACATGGACCGCATGAGAAACTTTTGTATACGGCATAATTACTTTGATGCTGGTAGCAACAAGGCATATTCTTCCCTGCTGAATTTTGTACAGAGAAATAAGCCGACCGACAGACACATTCAGACAGCGGCAATATTCATTATCGCCAGAACGTCAGTATTTGAGGATGTTCTTGACGGAGGTACAGATGCGGTTGACGCCGTTACCGATAGTATTGTCGGTGAGATTGAGGAAGAAGTAGTCATTAACCTTGATATTGAGGAAGAGGAGGAATAAACATGACTAAGAAACAGGAACAGTTATTGGACAACTACAATCGAGCAAAAGACATTCACGACCTGCGCCAGGTATATGGCAAGTGGTCAGACAAGAAGGAAGAAGCGTATAGAAACTGCCTTGTAAAACAGTCGGACCTTAACGGCTACGACGGCAGAATTTGTACAGCAAGCGGCTGGAAGTTCACATACGCCTTCCGCTACAAGGATGTATCCGGCAAAGAACATTTGTATCACATTTCCAAGACATATGATACCGATTTCGTAATCGGATAAGTTCAATACCGCAAACCTGCAGACAATCTACGGATTGTCTGTAGTCTTGTGGGATTGACCACACATCATCTACAAAGTTAAAGGAGGACAAAATATGACACTCAAGGAGCAGTACAAAGACAAGCCACCAATCGCCTATGTTTGCCTATGCAACTGGGGAGGCTTAGAAATTCTCGATGTACTTTACGGCATTGAGGATTATCTGGTAACATGTTTTAACTACGGTGACGGCAGAATAAAAATAAGCCGTAATAAAATCTATTACACCGTATCTGGAAGAGATTATATCAGAAAATGCGGCAGAAGATTTTACTTGGATGAAATGGAAACATTCTTTTAAAGGAGGATAAGTAAATGGCACTTCACTGGGACTGGAACAAGAAGGTTGGAGAAGCAACTTTTGTTGATACCTACAACGGAGATAACCGTGAATACACTGTGAGCTTGTATAACGGCAACGCTTGTCTAATATTCCTCTATGAATACAAGGAGAACGACACCGATATGTGGCAAATGTCTGATTTCTGGATTGACAAAAACCACATGAAAAATTGTTTGGGACTTAATAAGAAAGGAGGATACACGGAGAACTTACTCGATAAGGAATACCGCAGACTTTCCAAAATCCGACTTGACAAAAAGAACTGCAAATACCTGAAAGACATTACAACCGCTCTGATTCAGGCATTCGACAAACTGGTAATTGAAATCTACTAATTCCATTGTAGCTTGACCGTCGTGAGCGAACCTGTTTCGCCCACTTCGGTGAGATTACAAAGGTAATCTACATAGTCAAATCAAAGAGGACAAACAAATGGCAAAAAGACTTACAAAAGACCAGGAACGAACACTTATGGTAAAAGCGATGGAATTCATTGTACGCCATATCAACAATGAACACTACTGCGACCTGTGGCTGATGTGTGGAGTTGCTGACGGTGACTTTGAGCCGGACGACCCGAACGTGGACTACTACATCGACAATGACAACTACGGCGACCTGCAGGATTTATTCCTCAAGCTGATGTCCAGAGCATATAAGGATGGAGGACTTTGCTAATGAGTAGATGGAGAGTAGTTGAAACGTATGATGATTATGGAGCATTTGGATATGGCGCTCAGCCTCGTGATACCGTGATTAAAGATTGGCTCACCAGGGCAGAAGCAAAATGCATTTACCGCCACTACGAAGCAAAATTTTGGTACAACGAATTTGTAACCGTTAGGATAGAAGTAATGTATGACGACATTTGGGAAGATGTATCACAAAGTTGGATATATACATCACTGGCAGAACAAGAAGACTGGTTCGACAGAAAAGGACTTGATTACAGTTGGTGGTTACAGTTTGGAGAGATAAGGAGAATTTAACATGGGATACCGCAACGTGTTTGGTGATTTAGAATTTGAACTCGGTAATTTCTTTGTACCGCATCGTGCAGTAAATGGAAAATATTCCATATTAAAGCATGAACCGTGGTATGTAACAGATGCGAATATTATTTACGGCGAAGGCTTTTGGGAAACAGTTCAACCGTTTGATAGCTGGATTCAAGCAGTAAAGTTCTTAAAGGAGAACTACAACAACCTGATGTGATTATTGATTGTTTGATAGTGCGGGCGAACATGTTTCGCCTGCATCAGTGAAACAATTAACCATCATCTACATAGTTAAGGAGGACACGATGTACACAAAATTTAAAGGCTACGAAGGCTACAAATCAAAATTCAACATCATCGCCAATATGATATATGTTGGTAGTGAATATGACTTCCTCAAGTCCAACTGCGAATCACTATTACGATTGGCAGATTTGCTCGAAGGATATGTGGATTGTTTATATGACTACTGCAATCTTTCGGAACTGGACTATGAATCTATCTGTGAATTTACAAGGATGGTAAGGCGAGAAATCAAAGAACTTATGTAAAGGAGGATAAAACAATGACATTCAGAGAATGGTTACTCGAAAAGTACGGAATAGAGGGCGACCCGACAGATATGTACGAAGTTGACCCAGATGCCTATGATGAACTTGAGGACGAGTATTATCACGATATGGAGGCAAACAAATGATGGACGTATATGAGGCGATGGATTTCACTAGAAAAGAAATCGACAAGATTCTGGAAGGTACCAATTATTATACAGATGATTGGCGCTGGAATGAGCACGAGATACTTTTTGAATTCTCCTTGTTCAGATACTCCAAACAGTCGGGACCGTTCAATGACAAACTTCTCGGTACATACAGATTCTGGAATGACGAGGACGATGTGTTTGAAAGGACAGTAGAACAGCAGATAACCGACTGGTTAGAGGACGAACTGTGCTGGATAGAAACTGAGACAAGGAGAAAACAGTATGCTTGGTAAAAGATACTATGACGAGAACTACGGTTGGGGAACAATCGTGGCTGAGATAGAGACTAAGGTTCTGGTCGAGTACGACGAGTATCAAGACTACTACGGAGTAATCAATAAGGAGGATTTAAAATGAGTAGAGCAGACTGGAGAGATTTATTGAGACTGGAACAGCTTAACAAAGAATTACCGCATCCGTATTTCAAAGAAGTTCTGAATAAACGGAAACGTGAAATTCGCCACGAATACAAACTGTGGTTGATTGAACAGGAATACAAAACAGTGGTACGACTTGACAATGAAGGCTGTGTAGAAAAGCTCCGCTTCAAAGACAGCGGTGAAACACTCGAAGAATTCAAGGAGTTCTTCAAGGAATACCACTATATCGGATATATTGATAAAGGATATGACTGCACTGGTCAGTTATTCACATCGTGGTACAGCATATTCAAAGTCAACGGTTACTGGGTTGTGTATCATAGCATACAGATGGATGTATAAAGGAGGACGTAACGTGAAGATGGAGAATATCAGAATCGAAGTTAAGGCTGACAACTACATAGTTGTGATTGCGGACACAAAACGATTTGGTAATAGTGAAGTAATGTTCGAAGGCAACACATTCGACCAGTGCTTTGATTACATCAAGAGAGAACTCGGCATTGACAAAGTTTATCTGACTGCCTATTTAATCTATGAATCATACACGGATAGAGTTGGAAGAACATTTCCGTGGAAGATGTGGGTTAGATAATAATTAATGATTTGAGCCGTGGTGGACAATCTTCGGATTGTCTATCACACTGAAACCATTAATTGCAAACAAGGAGGAATTATGCATACAATTACAATACCTAAAAAAGAGATACCTGAACAGTCATTTATCATGTTCAACCCTAAGGAAGAAATGGAGGATATAATAAAAGACAATCTTGGATATGATATGTCAAACGCTTTCCATGAACTTATTTACGACCTAACTTTTGATGTGCCAGAAGGCGATGATTATGAAAAAATCGCAGACGGTTATTATCAAATGTTACTTAATGTTTGGCACGAACTTGAGGAGATTATTTACGCCAAACGCCTTGACAGAAAACGATTGGAAAGACTATGCGAAAACCTAAATAAGAATCTGTAAATCGCTATCTTGACAGAACTATTTGCCAGATGTTATAATTAAGATACAGTATAGTACATGTTTAATCAAAGGAGGAACTTACCATGACAAACGCTGAAATCATTGCAACTAACACCGCTCTACTTATTAAGGATGGCATCATCAAGGAAACCAATGTAATCAACACGTTCGTTGGCTGGAAAATGAGAGGTTACAAAATCAAGAAAGGAGCAGAACACGTAGCCGAGTTTGCTATCTGGAAAAAGAGCAAAAAGAAACAGGAAGTCGCAGACGAGGAAGAGGGCGAGGAACCGAAGAAGAAATACCGTGACTTCATTCTTGTTAAGGCGTTCTGGTTCACTGACGAACAGGTAGAACCTATCAAGTAAGGATTTTAGTTCTCATACAATGCGCCCGATAATTTACTATCAGGCGTATGAATGAAAATTAAAATTCAAGGAGGATAATTAAATGAAAGGAAGATATTTTGTGGCAGATTATAGAGGAATTCCATTTCGTGACCAGCCCACTAATGGGTACACATATCTCGGAGCCATCATGCGAGTACAAAGGGAGATAGATACGGCTATTAAACTGTTTGGCGGTAAGGCTGATGATTACAAAGACGGTTATTGTGTACTAGACAGCAAATTCAAGGAAGTTAAAACAGCAAAGGAGGCTTTTTAATATGGGAAAACTTATACACAAGGAAGTAGAATCAAGCTATAACAACATAAAGCCTAGGGCATTTTTCACTTACTGCCGACATTTAGCAGAATCACATGGCATTGATATTTACGATTGGGTATCAGATTTCAGAACATGGGGCAATCCGGATACTCATTGTGATGATGAATGGAACAACGAAGACGGAACAAAAGAGATTTGCAGAACATTACCGTACAACTGGCAGTTCTATCGCTCCGATAGCTACAACTTCATTATGGAGTTTGAATTCTACACAGAAACAAAAGGAACAGGTTATATGTACATAGCAGAATGGGAACCAATCAGTAGTGAAGAAATTCGCAAATTGAAGGCTAGTATGTGAGCCATTCGAATATTCGAATAAGCTACCCGAAAGGGTAGCTTATTTTTTTTGCGAACTTTGTAGTTTACCTGTCAATCATTTCTCTGCTTGCAATGTCTCGGATGGCTTAGTGTAAATTAACGGTTTAGTATTTGCCACAACTCGTAATTTCTTTTCACACACTACACCATAACCCTTTTGTCTAGCTATAGGATTTTTTAATTTTCTCCCACACCGTAAACAATATTCATGCTCTTTAATTTCCACTTCTACATAATCCTTTCAAATCTTGGGACACCGTCTACAAGTTCTTCAAACATTGATTCAGGTCGTGCCCAAATTTCGCCTTCATAATACGCTCCAACATCTGACAACTTTCTATAAATGACAAGCCGTTCACCAGTCTCCGTGTGAGTTGCTACGTGCAAAACACCGTAAGCATTTCCTTTAAAGTGTTTATAAATACCACGTTCTACCATTTCATTCTTCCTCTTCTTCCTCATAAGTAAGGTCAACATCTTCATCTGATGCGCCAAGCAGTTCACCAATTCCATTTTTCCAATTATCGCACCAGTCCATAAAGAACTGGTCTGGGTCTGATATTGTTACATTTCCGTATTTATCAGTACAAACTGCATCCGTTTCAAGGTCATAAACATTCAAACTTAAAGAAATTCTTACATATCCTTTTACCATCATAATTATCACCTCACATTATATGCGTTAATAGATACTGCATGGCGAATTCATCTTCCATACGTCCTGTCTTAATTCCTCGCTCTATCTTCTGAATGAGTTGAAGTATGTAGATTAATTCCTCGTCCCCATATTTATTCACATGCGGCTTTGCGTTCTTTATTTCCCAACCACTCAGTCCTGTAGCTTTACTTAAATTGTCTCCTTCATAAGTCTGAATCTGTAATACTGCTTTTGCTCCTTTATACAAAACCGACAATATTACTAATGTGGCTTCTCCCATTGCATAAGACTGTTGAAGTAAATCAAATGCCTTATTTACTTTTCTATCCAGTATCGCTGACACTAAATCAAATATTGCATCATACGGCGGATTATATATTGTACCGTCCTCTAACAAATCATGTAACGCTTCACTACAGGTACAATCATATCCAGCTATTTCAGATGCCAGCATATAACATTTTATCTTGTCTATCTCTAGCAAAATTCTGCCATAGTCGTGTTCACATATATTGACCAGACGCTTTAAATCGCTCTCAGACAGCTTTAATTCTTTTAGCGCATACTTCTTCAATAAACTATCAGAAAGTCGCTCAAACAAGCAAATACGCTCTTTAAACTGCTTATAAAACTTTGTGCGCTTGTCAATATTTGTGAGTAAAAGTATCAGAATGTTATCATTCAACAGGCCCTTTTCTATCTGTGCCTGTATCTTCTCATTCTGCATAAGTTCCTTATCATCACGAACTATGTAAATGACCGGCTTTTGAATAAAGGAACGATTCTTTAAATTTGCATAAACATCGGTTATTGAATCAATTCTTTTTATTTCAAATCCTGTTGCTTTTACTATCTGCTGAATATATATCTCCTGTACTTTCCATTCTTCTCCACCGAAAATTAAAAACGAAGGAATTGTTTTTAATTTTATATGGGATTTTAATGTACCAACATCCATTATACAATCATTTCCTTCTTTACTAAAAAACTTTGATTAATTGCATTACCCAATACACTGACCAACTGTTCATCGGTTCCTAAATCTTGTCTACCGATATGCATTAAAATACCGTGTAAAATTTCGTGACATAAAGTTTCCTCTCTCTGCTCAGATGAAACATCTTCATTTATCTTAATTACTGCCGACTTATAATCAATTTGACCAAAGTGTGTTGCATCACTATCAAAATCATCTTTACGTAAAATAACTGTATGCGGAATACCACAAATATTGACTTTATATAACTTCATTTCTCTACCACCTCAGAATAAGCTGAAATCTCCAAATCAATATCTGGCGCTTCGTCTTCGGACATATCAATAATATTCATTTCGTCCCTATAATTTGAATACCATATATCATCAGCTACTTCCAACTCTTGCTCTAAATTATTGCACAAATCGTCTATGTCCACATCGGTTTCAATAATTACTTCATGGACAAATGTTCTTGTTTCTTCTATTGTTAATTTATACCGCTTCATTTAAAACCTCTCTAACATCAATTATCCAATTATCCATAAGCATTTGCTTATTTATTCCTTTTACACGTAACTGTGATAAATAACCACTCGTTACTTGTGCCGCACACATATAACTTACCGAATGTTTACATTCTTCAAACTTGTCTTCCATATCATCAAAACTACGTTCAAAACAAATTCGAATAAAGGCTTTCCAGAATAATCGTAAATCATATCCTTCTGCATCTTCTTTTAATGCTACTTTACTAGGAATTTTAAAAGAATTTGCCAAAGAAACATCGGCTATATTATCAACCACTAACTGGGCATAATCATAAAACTCTTGTACTCCCATTTTTACAAGTATTTGTACATCACCAGGAGTTTCACATAATTCCCTAACAAGTTCTGCATCATTAGGCATACCATGCGGCATCAACTCACTTCCTTCTAATGACCAATAATACTCAAATATTTCATCTGGCTTATATCTATCCATATGAAATACTGTTCCACGACTTCTGATTGTTTCAAGAGTATTATTTTCATCCTCTAATGTCATAATAAAGTAGTTATCATTGGGACATTCTTCAATGACTTTAAGCAGAGCGTTTTTAGCGGCAACTGACATTGTATCGGCATCTGGCATAATAAAGGTTCTATTACCGACTTTATACACCATCTCTATCATCTTCCGAACAGAATCTACCTTATTATCTTCAAGATAGATTCCTTCGAACATTTCTAACAATAATGTCTTTTTACCACTTCCCCGCGGCCCAACAAAAATGCTGAACCTAGGGAATGTGCCATTATCAATAAGTTGTTCAATCTGACTTTGTAGATGTTGTTGTCCTATCATGCTTTTTCCTTTCGTTAATTATGTTAAGATTACGGCGTTTATTCACACTAAATGCAGAAAGGCACTTATTATATAAATCACAATCTAAACTCTGCAATCTATCCATAACTAATTTATGCGCTGTTGAATGGGGAACTCTAGTATCAGCTTCAATCCTAAGCAAAGTATATCCATATGATATTAGTGTTCCAATAGCTATAACATCTTCATCTTCGTATCTTCTCATTATGTTCTCCAATTCACAAGTATTGCCGCTTCAATATCATACTTAACAGACTGCGACCATTTAATATCGGCATTAAGATTTACAAACACTGACAGCCATTTATTAATTGCATCAAACTCTCTATCTCCGCAATCATTAAGCCACATCTCATATTCTTTTAGCTTCGGGAGTGTAAGATACTTCCAGTCACACCCAATGTCAAACTTCGATAAGTCAAGAAGAAACTGAACATACTGCCTTACAAATGTCTTCAACTCTTTACCACTATTGTAAATATCTTCTATAATCTGAATGGCTTCTTTATCTGCTTCTTCGCCGCATAATTGTAAGAGACAATCAGTAAGATGGAACATTGTATCATAATCAGTTGTACCTAATGCTTTTACTACATTGTCTAATGTTAAATCCTTTGAATATGCAAGACACTTATCAAGCATAGTAATTGCGTCCCTACATCCACCTTCGCTTAATTTGGCTATATACTCAATAGCATCCATATCATGTGCATCATCTTCATCACGTTCATTATCAAGTATATAATCCAATCTTTTTACAATTCCCTCTGTGCTAATCCTCTGAAAATCATATCTCTGCACTCTGGAAAGAATTGTCTTAGGAATCTTCTGTGGATCGGTTGTGCAAAAGATGAAGATACTCTTTGCCGGCGGTTCCTCAATAATCTTTAACATTGCTTGCCAGCCTGCATTACTGATTGCGTGGCATTCATCAATGATAAAGATTTTATACTCGGAATTAAGGCTCTTTGTTTTCGCCTGCTGGATAATCTCACGAACATCATCAACACCATTATTAGAAGCGGCATCAAGTTCAATAGGATTACCTTCACCGTGATTAATGTCATGCGCAAAAATTCTCGCACACGTTGTTTTACCACATCCTGCAGGACCACAGAAAAGATATGCATTTTTCACACCATCGTTCTCTAACTGTTGCTGTAAAATTACCTTGGTACTTCCTTGTTCAGTTACTTCTGACCACGTTTTCGGTCTATATTTAATCGCCAGTGCTTTCGTTGCCATCGTTTTCCCTCCAAATTTTACTAGAATACTCACAATCATTACATTCATAATAGTATAAATTTTCTTGCGGTGTAACAAAGAGTGTTCTTTCTGATTCTTCTTCGGTCACTACAAAAATATTGTTAGAACTAAGATGAAAATTTACTCCATCATAATTAAATCGTCTAACCGTTCCATTCTTTAATACAACGTGTAAATACTTAGGTTCTTTCATTTGGTTCTCCTTTCAAAACATACTTTCCATATCTAACTGCTTCACCGTATCTATTTATACTTTCAATCTCAATGGTTGAAATATCATAGCCTAACTTCCTAAGTTCAAAGATTCTAGCAGATAATCTTGTTTCGCCCAAATCTTTAAATGCATCCATACTTGTGATGCCGCCGTGCAATTTCATATAATTAATAATTCTTGGCTTACTTCCAGTCATTTCTTTACTCCTTAATATTTAGCTATTGCCACATCAATGCAGGCAAAAACAAAATCAATGACTGCCCACGCATAATTATGATTCAATAATTGTGCGATACAAAAAACTACCATTGTTGGTGTGAGTATCCAATAAATTACTGGCTTTAGTCTATCAAGATTTTTCATCTTCAAAACTCCTTTCTGGTAACGCAAGAATCTCTGAAATTGGTGCTACTTCATATATTTCTCCGCCATCTATGTATTCGTCTGTGCACCTGGTGAACTCATTCGGGTCATCGGCTAAAGGCGACCAATCTATTAAACACTCACCGCCGCACCATAAACCGTTCTGTTCCGAATACTCGCATAAAAAACAGGAACAATCTACATCCTCAAATCCATGCTCTTTACACCAGTTTCTCTTAAATTTATTTCTATCTCTAAATGATGGTGTATCTCCGAGTTTAGTTTGCATGTCTGTCCACATCTTACGATGTAATTCCAACGCACGTTCTCTTGTCAATTTCTCTTTCATAATTATTTCCTTTCTGGTAATGCGAGCATGTCTGAAATGGGCGCACTTTTATAAATTTGACTATCCCACTTACCGTTTATATAAGGATGATGGCATTTACACAATTCACCGTCTGCATATTCCCATGCTGAAAGTTCTCTCCAATCAATCGGACAAAACTCACATCGGTCATCCGGCTCATACCCATCTTGCTCCATTTCAGAAAATTTCTGTTCTGCATACTCGCACAACAAACAATTAAACGCCACACTATAGTTCGGAAACTTCTTATCACACCACTCAGATTTATAATTCAGTCTGGCACCGCCGCTTGGATTATCTCCCAAATCCTCTTTCATATCTGACCACATCTCGGTATGCAGTTTAAGTGCATCTTCCCTACTTAACTTTTTAATATTCATTATTCATCCTCCATATAGTTCTTTAATATCTCAAACAACCGCTCTGAAATAATATAGTATCTTTTATTTGCACTCGGACCAAAATCAAAACACAATGCTGAATTATTCTTGCCCATTGCAAATGCTTCCTCTTCGTTCTTCAAAAGCCAATCTTCTTTGATTGTGAACGAACTGCAATCCTTTGTTTTAGTCTTACATTCTATAAGCCAATCTGTAGTGACTACATCACCTTTTGAAAACGGTGTAGCACCGCTGTTAGCAGTTCTTTTACCGCTAACAGCTTTTGCTACTTTCTTCTCCTGTCTATTAGAGTAGTATCTTGTAGGTCTCATGCAACATACTCCTTGTACACATAATTTTCAAACACACAACGAATCTCGCCATGATTCTCGACATAAAAAATATATCTCGTATCTCCTTCAAATGATAAATATTTATATAAGAGTTTACCACTTACAATCGTTCCATCTTTTAACATAATTTCCGCCATTTATTCGTCCTCCCAATCATCTTCATCATCGTCAATATCCCAACCATAAAATTCTTCTTCCCAATCATCGTCCTCGTCCTCGTCTGAGTCCGCTTCAAAATGAAACGGACCGTCACAATTATAAATACTACCACGCTTTGTTATGCGGCTCATGTTGTCCATAAATTCTTCTCTGAAACAATAATCGGTGAGTTTCTTGAGTAATTCCTCATAATCCTCTTCTGTCTTACAGTTTCTAATTTCACGCAAAATATTTTGAACCTCGGGAACGTATGTAAATAACCAATTCGCATAACTGGATAAATTATTTGCCCAGCCGTTAAGATAATAGGAATTGTCGAATACATCACCATCATTGTACCACTTATAGACTAATTTGCTCACCGCAGTACAAATCTGTGTTGCTAATGTTTCACCCTCGCCCTCTGCCGGCAAATACTTGTCACTGATTCTACTAAACTCCTCTTTGTTATAATAATCCCAATCAACTCCGCTCATAGTCTCTCCTTTCTTACTGAGCAAGCAACTTACTACTCTATAATTATACTACACGTTACACTGAAAAGCAATACTAGAATAATCTTTTTTTCGAACTTTTTTTCTTCGGAACTACTTTTTGTGGTAATACTATAGACTTGCTATTTTCTCGATATGCCAATAAATCTTGTGCTTTCTTTACTACCCACGGTAAATCAAGCGGTAGAAATGCTCCGGAACTTCCATCCCAATCTTTAAAATATTCGTACAACGTCACCTTTTCAGATATTGTTGGGTACTGACTTTGTAGTTGTTCCAGTTCGTGCGCCCATTCATTCCACTGAGTATCAGATATATAATTATCATTCAGCCTATAATAAATACAGGAATGAATAAGCATCTGGTATCTTCTTTGCTGTATCTTCTCAGCTATCTTTAACTCTTTCGGGTCTGTGAATATCTCCCACGCTGACTTGTATGGCTTCTCGTTCATCACAGGAACACCTTTCTTCATTTTCTTTTACGACAGGACTTCGGTCACAACCAAACCCGTCAAAATAATGACAGCCAGAATCTTTACAAAATTTAATATCCATTCATTGTCCTCCTCATTTTTATTTAGCTACCCCACCTGGATTCGAACCAGGGAATATAGCAGTCAAAGTGCTATGCCTTAACCTCTTGGCGATGGGGCAGTAATCGGAACGACAGGATTTGAACCTGCAATCAACCCATCTGCAATGTAACTGTTTTACCATTTAAACTACGTTCCGTAATGAGTACCGGCACGGCAATACCGGTACTCGCCAGAAAAGAATTAAAACAACTGAATCTGCAAATAACAGATTCAATCGGAATGGTGGGATTCGAACCCACAAAAAACAGGCTGTGAAGGACGGGGACGAAATTTGCCTGTGCTCTGCCGTTGAGCTACATTCCCGAGTTGCACCGTATCCCCAAAGGTGCGTCCTACTTCCGCATTGCCAGACCGCTGCGTTTTCAGGTTTCTCACTCGACTGGTTTTCTGGTTACCAACAGGAGGAGGATTCGTTTGTTCCCGCCGTACATCCCCTTCATGAAGGGTTAGGCCTTACTTGGCTTAATGCCAATAGGCGGGCTCTCAGGATTACTGCAAACCTCTCTGGTTTAACGTGGGAAGATACCACGGCATCGGAACGGCAGGATTCGAACCTGCAACCAGCCCCGATTCTGCCATTTGAATTACTGCTTCGCAGGCTGGATTCGAACCAGCATGAGGGGCGGCTCTACCGTTTGAGCTACGTTCTGAAATGCGGTCTAGTGACAGTCAACCGCACTCCCACAGTTTTTGTTGTCACTTTTGTTCTGCGGTCTTCCGATGATTCAGCGTTGCAAGCCTTACCACCGAGCAGGAGCAGAAGGATTCGAACCTTCGTTTTCTAGTTGATGGAGACTAGACTGTTGCCGTTGACATACTCTAACAACCACATCACTGTTGTACCCTTTGTCTACACTTACACTCCCAAATGGGTAGTCCATCCAAAGTTCGGTTCCATTTGTCCTTACTCCTTGTGATTATCTCTGCTCCAATAACGGTCACAGCTTCACGCATTTTCCCTGTGAACAGTTCACTACCCTGCTAGTATTTCATTTCTACAACTGGCGGCAGTCTTGGCCTTCGACCGCACTTTAATCGCTCACTAACGAACCAGTTCTTAAAGTATTTAACTAAATAGCCAATTAATAAATGCTTCTACAGCCAGCTTCTCTAAATCCTCTACTTCATCTTTACTTGATTTGTCCTTATTATCTGATTCAGCATCAGCATTTTCCTCAGAAGTGTCCTCGGCGGAATTTTTACTACAAATGACCTCTAGCCCGTCTACATCAACAAGATATACGGAATTACTTACTGCATGTTTATTAAGTTCATATCCAACTCGCTCGGTAATAAGTGCCTTACCATCGCCAACAAAGAGCACAACATATCTTTTCGTATCCTTAGGATTATCTGGATGGGTCTCAGACCAATACTTTGTATAATTTCTTTGGTCATCATACGCATAACAAATCATCCAACGATAGTCAAGTTCACCCTTGAACTTATCGAACCAAAAATAGTTTGTGCTGTAAGATTTTCCCCAACTTGTTACTTTCACAATGTCGCCAGCTTTCATATGTTTCTCCTTTACATAATATTAATAGACAACTATTTGTCCTAAACCCCACCGGAACATTTGAAGTTCCTTTGCCCGAATCTCGATGCATTCACCGACGGACAGCTACTAATTGTAGCCCACAGCCTTTCGCCGTAGTGGGGTATCGTTCAGGAGGACCACCTTAATAATAAGATGTCCGATGCTGGTAGAGGGAATCGAACCCTCACGATATTACTATCAACGGATTTTAAGTCCGTTGCGTCTGCCAATTCCGCCATACCAGCTTAACATAACGATTCGGGTAAGGATTTACACCTTACATGATGCTCGCTATCAGGCATCCAAAGCATCTTACCTGGTAAGCGTCTACCTATTCCGCCACCGAATCGTTATTCTGCTAAAGTTACATTACAGCAGACTACCAAGCATTGCCAGAAGAGCGGCCTCTGCCATACCTTCTTCTACACTCTGACCGGATTCCTTACAAGTCGCCTCTACTCTTGCGTCAAGTTCCTCGTCAGTCATAAATCCGTCATCCACGAGTTTATGCACCTCTTCCTTAGTAAACATGCCCTGCTTATTCATAGAATTAAACATAGTTGCAAGTTCTGCCGCAATAACGAATTTCGGTCCAGATGTTTCAATGTGTCCAAGTTCAACTTTAATCATTAGTTACTTCCTCCTTCTTTGTGATTGCTGATTTGATTATCCATCCTTCCCAAACGATGTTAACCAAATCTTCTTTAATGTTTTCTATATCATCAATATCACGTAATATTCCCATCTTTCCTAAACAGATTGGGCCGATTCCGTAATATCTTGATACCGGATTAGTAAGTTCTTTGCCACAGCATCTACAAGTTATTGTGGGCTTAGCAAGTCCGTGAAGTTTCATGTAAATCATGCCACGAGTTTCTTTCTCAACTGTGCCTTGCATGATTCTCATTGGCATCGGATTATCGTTGTTCCACTTAGCCATGAAATCAAATCCCGGACTTGCTTTCTGTGTCATGTACTTCTTTACCTCTATAAGATACTCTGTAATATCGTTAGAACGCTCTATTTTCGCTTTAGAGACATTTTCTTGCTTTGTGAGTAGTCTTATATGACTGTCAGAAGAAAGTGTCTTAAAAACGCTCACAGCGTCTTGTACTGATTCATAACGCTGTCCGTTTACTTCAACGGCTCCTTTCCAGTCCGCTAAAATCTTAGCTAACATAGTTTTTATCCTTTCTAGAGTTTCTATAGTTGCTGTTGCTTTATTTCTACTCTAACATTGTACTACATGAACAAAGAAAAGTCAACAACGAATTTAATTTTCTTTCATAGCGGAATCTACAAGTTCTTCTACTCTGGATAATAAATCCGAATCTTCTTCCAATTTTGCATACACATTAGCTTGTCCGTGGATTTTACCCTCTAAAATTTCACCCGTTTCAATATCCACTATATCAAACCACGCACCTGACTTTTTAATTATGTCATACTTTATGGCAACTTCAATAAGGTCTCTCAAATAGTCTATACCGTATTCATAATTAATCGTGTAAAATCCTGTTCTTCTCGTTGGCGGACAAGTTTTATTTTTTGTCATGGACATCATTACAATATTACCAACCGGATTTTCTGCTGACCTTGTAAGTTCATTTCCTTTCTCGTCAATAAACTTTCCTCGTCTAAATTCCATGCGCACAGCACAAAAATGTTTCCATGCTTTTCCGCCAGGAGTAGCTATTCCGCCCCACGTACTATTTAAGTCTTCTCGTATTTGATTTATACCAATGCCTGTGCATTTATGTCTCTGCATAAGCATTTCAATCTTTTTGCCAAATAAAGTAAGCGGTTTCGCTATACCGCCGTATGTTTTGTCTTCCATAGTCTTTTCAAGTTCTTGTGAAGACATTAAAGCACCGATACTATCTAGTACCCAAAGGCCGACTTCCCCTGTATCAACACTGTCACAAATAATCTGAAAAATCTCCTCAGCAGACTGTGACTTAGGCTGTAATATGTACATTTTATCCACATCTACACCTATCTTTGTTGCCCAATCTACATCCAATGTATTCTCAGCATCTACATATAACACATCCCTATCGTCACCACTTTTCTGATAATTAGCAACTATGTCCAGTGCTGTAGTAGTTTTACCGCCATGCTCTTCGCCGTAAAATTCTGTAATCTTGCCAATTGGTATGCCGCCAAACGTGCAATAATTCATTCTAGGTGAAGTAAATGGAATTCTCTTATAAGAAAACTCTCCAAGTCCTTGTGTTACGATTTCTTCCTTAAATCGTTTATTTACGTCCTTCATTATAGCATCAAGTTTCAGTCCCATAATAAGATAATCCCTCCTGTAATATTTTTACTACGGCTTCTTCGGCACGTTTTCTTCCTATACCTTTAACAGACATAATTATTTCTAATAATCTGTCCTCAGTAAGTGCGGCAACACAATCCTCATTCATTAATGTGGCGCTATCATTACGACCGTCAGTATATGCATTTTTATATACTTCGGTTATCCATCTATTAAAGTCGTTAAAGGATAAACCTCTAATCTTTTTATACGTGGAAAAATCAATCACTTTTTTCATGTCAATCTATAAAGAATAGTCTGGCTACTACTATACAAAATACTACTGCCAATGCAAACTTATCTAACACATCAACTCTCCATTATTTCAGTAATGTATGGTAATCCTTTAAGAGTTTCAACAAACTGATTCCATTCATCAAGTTTGTGACCTGTTCTCTGTCTGATAATGGTCATTACATTCTCATAGTTCATTGTGACCGTCCTGCGCTGATTATAAGAAGAAGGAAGTAACTGAATCATTACCCACCAATACTTCTTATCTTTACGTTTGAGATAAAGGTCTCTGGCACGATTTAACTGATAAATCGTTTTTCGCAACGCCGTTTCTCCCCACGTTGCCGTGTCCTTTTCATCATCGAAGTAATAGTCGAACACTAAATGCTCATGGCTGAAATCATCCAGTTCAAATTCCTTCGAATGAATCTTATGCATTGTACTGCAACTGTTTGCAACCGTTCCGACCTTATATGTATCAAACTCTTTCCACCAATACAGCGGAGCAGTAATGTCCATGCTGACGAAAATTTGACGGAGATACTTCCTGTGTTCTGTACCTGCTTTAAACAGTCTACGCATAAGGTCTAAATCATTTTTGCCAATTTTAATATTCAAATTATATTTATCGTTCCATTCCCAATATTTATCCTGCATTGGGTCATTTGGGGCAAAATTTTCAACCGCATGAAATGCTACACTGCTATCACGCTTATCCCAACTATTCATCGGATTTCTCATGCCACGGATAGCATGTTCAAATCCCCATATTTCGACGTTCTCCACTTTAATCATTTAGTTCTAACCTCCGCAACAATAAGATTGTCTATTGTCGTATCTAACAACTGTGCCAACTCTACAAAATTGTCTACAGTCGGCATATTATTACCGTAAATCCACTTATAAACAGCCGCCCGTGTTACATGTAATTCTTCTGCTAAATCTAATACTGTAAATCCTCTATCTACTCTATATCTGTTTATGTTATCTCCTGTTTTCTTCATATCAATCATTGTGAACGCACCTCTTATTTAATAGGTCTACGCCTAATAAATGTTTTACATCTTGATATAACTGCAATGCTCCTGCACTAGACACACAAGAATATAAATGTTCATTAACAAAGGTAAAATATTCTCTTGCTTTTTTAACATACCTGTCACGAACAGATGGTTTTTTGCTCTCAGCCTCATACAAATATCTATGCGCCATGGATAAGCAGAGCACCGCAGTTACATAAGGTCCGTAATTATCTATCATTCGATAAAGATAGTCACGGTCTGCCTTATTCATTTTTTATTCTCCATTTCACACAAAAATGCAATATTACAAGCAAGATGGTATAGATGCTTTATGCCGCTTTCTTTATCTATACTATCTTCATCGTCAAGATATGCCATAAAATGTCTATATGCCGCATCTTTATATCTTTCCTTCTCCACTTTCTTCCAGTTCTCTGGGTCATTATGGTACTTTGCAGTTCCGTATTCACGTACTTTTGCTATGTCCCAAATAATCTGTCTCGGTACAAGTGTTAATTTTGCTTTTCCGGCATCTGCTTTTGCTGTCTGGTCATAATTACTGTCGCTCATATCTAACCCCTTCATATGCATCGTCAATATGGTCTAATTCGTGTTCGTGGTCGGTAAAATATTTTACCATTTCATCATGATATTTCTGTGCTTCTTCTTTTGTCTTTCTCCAGCCGAGAACAATCCACTGACCGTCTCTAAAATCTTTATGTGCTATTGCTGTCTCATACGGAACTGCTCTATCCGTAACACGACTGGTATCTATCTCAAAAATATCGTTCTCAAAGTTTGCCACATTTCTTTCTTCATAAGTACCAAGCATATCAATCCAACTCATTTTCCACTTCCTCCTATTCTTGTAAGTTCCATTTCTTGTATTCTACGTGAAAGTACCTTTTTAACACTAGATAACAACTCCTGCGCATTTTCTACTTTTGCCTTCACAATCTTATACGCTCTAGTATAAGAAACCGACACTATTGCCTGTTCTTGTGAAGCTAATTCTGCCAAAGAATCTTTATCGGCTATTGTGCCTTTATCCTGACTTGCTCTTGCAGTATGATACATTTCTTTATACACGGCTTTTGCAATATCATCACGAATACCTAACTGTTCACACATACCGCCCGCAAAGTAAATATAGGTAGAAAGATTAAGGCAGAAATCGTCAAGTTCTTCTGTTGTAGGCGGATTTTCACCATCTTTCAGACAGTCTTTAATAAACAGCACATACCTATCCAAATCTTTACAATATGGTTGTATAATACCATTTACTATTTCGTCTATTATGGCGGACTTGGCTTCTACATCTTCTTTAATATCATGGATTTCATCTAGTTCTTCATCTGTTAAATTAAACTTCATAGATTTTACCTCACATGGTCATGTTCTGCTGAATACTTATAACTGGATAATACTCTTTCTAAATCACGTTCGGCTTCATATTCCATTAAATGATTTCGATTACCATTTTCATCGTAAATTCTATATTCAAATACCCATGTTCTGTATGCCACCTGTGGAACATCTATTAATACCATTCAAAAAATCCTCCATATCATATTCAAAGAATACTCTTTTCTTTTTTCCTTTTATTATATAGGAATTCTCACCTTGGTATACATCTATGTTATACTTATAACTTTTAAAATCATAATTCCTCATTACAACAAGCGTTTCAATCGGTATAAATCTTGTAATATCTTTATCTATCCACCAACATATAATACCAGCAGTAACACCTTCTATTTGTGACTTTTCTAATAATCCTTCCCACTGAGCATTACTTATACTGCCGTATTTACGCTTTGGGTCATTACTGTGAATACTTAACGTATTTCCGTGTACAGACTTGCACTCAAAATAATATTCATATGGTTCTCTATACACTATAAAATCACATATATTTGTACTGCCTTTATAATGAGTTGTTTGGTCATGTAATCTGTCTATAGATACGCCAGGAACTTTTTCAAAGGACTCTCGTATAACATCTTCGAATTTTTTTCCTCGATTAACTGCCATTATCACGCTCCACAGGTGTAATACTAATAATTCGATACTCACAGTCTATGCCTAAACCATACAATACTATACATTCGGCTAGAGAAGAAACGATACACTCCTGCTCTTGCCATTGCCATCCAGACATTTCATCCCTATACTCAAACACAATATGTAACATTTGCTTACTCATACTTATCCATCCTTCTGACACTGAGTTTTATAACTACAATAACTACAGGATTTTTTGCTAACGGTTTCAGGTTTTGGCGGCGCTATCATACGCTTAACATATCCATCACAATCTTCAATATAACCAATTAAATTTTGTTTCATTTCATCTGTAGGAACAAACATGAACGCTTTCATATCAAGTATATCCCGACTAATGTACACAAATAAAACTTCTGGTATATCAAATGCAATGGAATATGCGGTACCTTGATTATAATGTGACAGGTCTACACCTCGTCTATTTGCGAACTTATAGCTATTCTCAGTTTTAATCTCCAGAATATAATAATGATTTTTATACTTAATTATGCCGTCACACATGAAAGACATATTAAGTTTTGTATGATACAGTTTTGTTTCCATGCCATTCTGAGAAACAATATTTAGATAATCAAGACCTCTTTGACGCACATAATCCGCAACATTTACGTACTCACAGTCCATACCGTTTTCTTTCATCTGTTCAACCGCCATCTGAATACGCACATGAATATCTGTACCGCTATTACAAATACCGACAAGCGTATAATTTGAACTTCCTTCGTCTGGTTGTATGCCCGATACCTGATAATAACTTGCACGAATACAATTCATACCAGATGGCTTATACGTCTTACTAGGTAATCCAGTATCTTTATCAGCGGTCATTTCTATAGACCGCTTCAAATCATTTAAAAACGCTTGCTCAGGCGGCAGTGTCTTTTTAGCCGCTTCAATTAGTTGTCTTACATTCTTTAATCCTTGCCTAGCCATTGTTCTCCTTTCTACTAAAAGAGACAACAGTATAAATTCCTATATACTGTTGTCCCTACAACTCAATTATTCTTCATCCTCAGCAGATTCATCTTCCAGAAGTGCTACTACAATAGTAATATTGCCATCTGTCATTTTAATTGCATTATCATCGCCGTAGTAAAGTTCAATTCTATCACTCTGAATAGCCTTTACTTCCTGCATAAACATCTGAATATCAATAGAACAAGTGAAGTCCGTAAAATTCTTACTTTCAATGTAATCAATAATTTCTACGCCATCAGCGGCTTTTGACGATACTTGCAGACCAGATTTTGTGAATGTGAGATAAACGGCGTTCTTGTCATACGGCCCAACAAACAGTGAAAGTCTATCAAGTAGCTGAACAAGTGTTGCCTTAGGAATAGCACAAAAACTATCAATATCTGTGTCTACCAAATCTGAAATTGCATCAATAGAATATTCCTCGATACCATCCATAAACTTTCCGCATACAATACAATCATTAGAAAGAAAAACAATATCATCGCCGTAAATTTCTACATTGATTTTCTCCTGTGTCATTACAGAAAGTAAATCCATTAATTCAGAACTAATCAGGCACGCATTGTCAAACATTTCAACATCCATGCTTGCAATCTTAAACGTGTCAGTGGCAACAATCTTGTCATGCATATAATAACCAGTATAACACGGATTCTCTAATGTTACTGCGAGTGCTGGTTTAATTGTGTCAAGAATTACCTGGATTGTGGTTCTGTTTATAGTTCCTTCAACTGGAGCAGACCGTCTTAAATTCTTATATGGTACTGGGTATTTGATTGCTTCGCCGTTTTCATCGAGCGGAAGTTCAATCTTATAATTACCGTTACCTTTCACATGCAGGATATTATTCTTTACCTCAAGTGTCACGTTTTCGCAGGTCATTCTTGACACAAGTTTAGAAAATGTATTGGCATCAACTACTGCATAAAAATCTTCCATTGAAGCCTTATCACCGACAATATAAAGATAGTTTGTCGCATCCGTAGTAATGAGTGATAGTACGCCATTATCTACTTCAATACACATCAGACTTGTAATAGGAATAAGTTTATTATTGCCTACTCCTTTGATTGAACGTGCTACCATTTCTTTAAGTTTCTGAGTTGATACTGTAATTTTCATAACTTCTTTCTCCTTATTTTAAAAATAGAAACCAAAATATTGACGCCAATGCTAAAACAACTTCGAGCATAATACAGTAAATCCAAGCCATAAACCACTTAGGAAACTTCTTTGTTAGATACGCCTCTACTGCTTCTTTAGGATGCTCGCTGTACCATATTTTCATGCTAATGCCCCACACTAATAAGACAGCTCCAAAAAATATCGTAATCTTTCCTATCATAGTTTACCCCACTGTCCATGCTGTAACATCTTTCATATTGTATCCTGCAATCCACTGCTCATTTTTGATAATAATAAGATAAATTCCGCTATCTTTGGCAATAAAATCATAATCATCCCAAAACTTCTGCGGAATAATATATTTCTTACCGTCCCTAAAAAAGATTCTTATTTTCTGTTTCTTGTGCTTTTTCTTTGCCATTATTTCCTCCTTAAATCTATAATTGAGATACCTTCGGTATTATCTCTCCAATGTTCTGCAAAATAACTTTTTGTTCTTGTTCTCATATAAGCAGGCCCATAATGGTCGTGCTTATTTACATGCCGTCTACCAGCTCTTTTCATATTATTGTGTGCTACTGCCCTATCTAATTCTCTTGTATGAATTTGTGTTGATACTCTTTCACTCATTATTTACTCCTTTCTAAATCGACTGCTTACAATTTTTGGCACCGCATGTTCCCAATTTATGTTATGATGGATTCGTTTATGAGTGTCACCCATTTCATAAATTTTAATTGATGAAGGATTAGCTATAACACTGTAAAACGACTTTACATACGTACCACTATCTAAGTATAATTCACTCATTCCGCCTGACCAATGTTGAGTTGTAAGTTGATTTAAACTCATATCGGCTATCGTAAACAACAATTTTCCTCTACTTCCAAGTAACACATAGGTATTTACATCTTCGTTTATTCTGCCTATAAAATCAAACCGCTTTGTTGTGTCGCAAAAAAAACTATTCATAGCTTTACGGGTCAATCGTTCTTTATAAACCTTTGAACCAACTCCGCCTATAAAATCTCCAGTTTGAGAAAACGCAACAGTTATAGCACCAGACGTATCTAAAAATTCTAGCATTTCATCCACAACTGCATCAAAGTCTCGCAAATACCAAGTTGCCAATTTTTTTCCATCCCAAACACGACTTCGAAACACAGTATAATCATCATCCAACTCTAAAAAGTATCGAATGCCTAATTTTTCAGCTATGTCGAAACACGCATTCCTAGCATAAACTATCGCACGCCTATCGTCTGATAAATCCATTGTATCAAATTCTGTACTTTTTTTCTTTTTATCGAATACAATGACATTAGATTTACCAAAATTTGCATAATAACTATCTAATAAACTGTCTTCGTTGTCCACGACCAGATAAACTTTATTTGTATTACCACTCTTTACTAAAGTGTCCAATGTAACTACTTTATTCGGTCTTCCGTGTGTTAAAATGAAAATTGCAAAATCATTCCTCACTTGCAACAACTCCTGATTTTTTCATTATAGTTTCAATATTCTTGCTCAACTTAACATATCCATTCGCAATAGCATCATCAACATCAATTATAACCAACGCAGATTCTTCCATCAACTTTTGAATCTCCTTATCAGAGTGTGCATAATAGTCGGCTATTTTCGAATAATTAAATACAATATGTCTAGTTGCACACACTTTCAAAAATTCTTTTACATCAACTGGCACATCCGATTGATTAATATCCCTAATCAATCTAGTATAGACCGTAGTGTCAACTAATTCATACAATTTAGGACACACTGGCGATGGTAAATATTGAGGTATAGTTATTTTATTTGTATATACGCTACTCCTCAATTCTTCAACTGGATTTGCCTTTATCGAAAATAAACGCTTCTTACTATCCATAATAAATGTCTCTCTCCAATTATATTAATGGTTTTTGTGGCGCAGAGTATTTATACAAAGTGGCGGTATCAAGTCCAAAACTACTAAAATCAATATCTCCATCTGTTCGACACGTATACGTATCAAAATACCCATAATACTTATTAACTATATTATCAGTTCTTGTCCACGTTGATTTAATATTGCTCTCTCGTTGAGTACCGCTTAATTCTTTATTACGCTGTATTGATTTTGCAAGAGAACACTGTAAATATATCAGTTTAATATCTGCACTGTATTTGATTAGGTCGTCAAAAACAAATTTCCAACACAGGTTTACACCTTCTGCAACAATGTCTTTCTGGTTTGGCCTATTTAACAACGCCTCTATTTGCGGCACAATAAGTTTATACTGATGTCTAGGTATTTTATCGGTGCCACGTACTTTAGTTTTCAATGTCCAGTCGCCTATTAGATAATAATTATCGGCTTCTGTAACTTTTATATACTCAGCCTTACTGCAAACTAAACTAGAATCCTTTATAAAAGAATTAGTTACAAATTGAGTTTTACCTGCACAGCTTGGACCAACAATTAAATAAATCATATTTTCACGCTTTCTCCGTACCACGCTTTGGTTATTTCAACATCGCACTTAATAGGAATACTTAATCCACTTTCTGCCGCTTTTGACATAAGCATTGCAAATCTTTCAGAACATTCCTTTACATTTTCTTCTGGACACTCTGCTATTAATTCATCGTGTACAGGTATAAGAAGTCTGAATCCTAATTCTTTTAGTCTTTCATCATTGCCAACTAAAATCATTGCCAACTTACTCATATCTGCCGCTGAGCCTTGGATTCTAGCATTTACACATTGTCTTTGTGCATCTGCTATTTTTGCTCCATTATCGACAACCCATATTCCTTCTTTGTTAGCATCTTCAAAGATTTTTCTTTTCTGACCGAAATATGCTTGTCTCAATCTTCGTGTATACTTTTGTACAAGTTCATCTGGCACGGTCTGGTCTTCCACTTCTCCGAACACTTCTTCATTAAAATCAAGTAGGTCATCGTCTGGTTTTGCTCCGTCTTTCCATTTGAACTCGTATTCAGGAAGTTGTAAATCGGGCAATCTGCGTTTTCTTCCCCACAGGGTAGTAACATATCCTTTTTCATATGCCATATCTAAACTATCTTCTTCAAACTGCGGAATTGCAGGAAATCCTTTGAATACAGAATCTTTTATTGCCTGTGCTTTCTTTGTTGTCGTTCCAAGCTGTTCTGCAATAGACGGCACTCCTCTACCATAGAGCACTCCAAGCAAGATGCTCTTGGCTTGACTTCTACGATTCTTTCCATCCGGATTAGTTGTGCCGTCGGGTCTAAATTCAAGACAATTTTCATAAGTTGTATTAAATGACAATGCGGCGATTTCTGCATATAAATCTTTCCCTTCTTGATATGCTTTAATCATCTTCGGGTCACCACACATCTGCGTCATAACCTTCGGTTCTTGCTGTGAGTAGTCACTAGACATTAAAACATAACCATCTGATGCCACAAACATCTTTCGAATATCTTTATTATGACTAGGAATATTTTGAAGATTTGGGTCTGAACTGCTGAATCTACCAGTCTTTGCACCATACTGATTAAAACTACAGTGTATTCTACCATCTTTCAGATTTACACAATCTGGTAATTTATCAATATATGTGCCAATAAGTTTCGACAACTCTCGATAATCCAATATAGCTTTTGCAATAGGATTATCAATCTTTTGCAGAATTGCTTCACCAGTACCTCTAGGACTTTTTGGGTCGGGCGGCTCAATTTGTAAAATGTCATAAAGAAGAATTGCAATCTGTGTAGGACTTCCCATATTAATAGGAGTATCTAGTTTATTATTTACATTCTTCCGTTTATATTCTTCAATTTCTGAATCGTATACAGAACAACACCTATAAAATTCTTTCGTCTTTTCTTCTAGCAGTTTATTATATTTCTCCGATAACTTTTGCTGATATTCAAAATCAAATTTCACCCCGTTATCTTCCATATCACAAACTACTTTTATACACGGCATTTCAATATTGAAGAACACCCAAGATACACCATTCATCCCATTTCTGTCTTCATGCGGTTTTGTTTCATCATAATATAGATACTGTCTCTGGTATTCATACAATTCATACGTAATAACTGCATCATGTGCCGCATAAAGATAGAATGTATTAATAGGAATCTTGTCTGCTGATAAACCTTTGAAAAGCGCATCGAACTTAAATTCATCCTCTTTACCGTCAAGCACATATTTCTGGTGAAGTGCTTTAAGTCCGTGACTTTCCTCATTTTCATTCATTAACTTCGCCGCAAGGTAACAATCCCACGTACAATAAATGTTCTTTACGCCAAGCTGATTTCTTATTACTCGCATATCAAATTTGGCATTAAACATTATTATATCTAAGTCACTTCTTGCTATTAACCACTTTAACTGTCCGGCAACCTGTCCTTCTGTAAGCTGATTATCAACTCTCACACCTGTAACATATGACACATGATTAATTGGCACATATGCCGGTTTCTGATTTGGTGTATAAATACAAAGTCCTACAATCTTATCTACAATCGGGTCAAGACCCGTTGTTTCGGTGTCAATACTAATAACACCGTTTTCATAACAAGCACAAAAATACTTGTTCAAATCATCAACGGTTGTGATTATCTCATAATCATTCTTAAACTTGCCGAGATGTTTTTCTACCATTGCTTTTATTTGATTTATCTGTCCTAGCAGTCCACCACCTTTTACAGTAGTGGACTTACTAGCAGACTTTTTAGTTGATTTAGCAATGGCTTTATCTTGTGCTTTACCCGCTCTCTTAGGAACACTAAATAATGCCATATTACCGCCTCTTAATTCTTAATTGTAGCAGTCATCATAGCTACAATTTCTTCTGGCGAAATTGTTCCAGATTTCTTTTTCATTTCGGCAAGTTCTTTCTCTAACATAGCAACCTGTTCTTTGAGTTTCGCATTTTCTTCTTCAAGATTACGCTTTTTATGATACTCTTCCCAATATTGACTGTACCACTTATCCATATCCTTTTTTGCGTCAAACGCCTCTGTGAGAATGTCACGATATTCCTCAGAACTAATAGTCACTGTGCCAGGCGCATATGTTTTCTTTTCCTCGTTCATATAGTTCTCCTTTCTTAATTGATTAAAAAGCCTCTCTACGATTTGCCGGAGTACGTCTTGTGCTTCGTATTTCTCCAGAAGATTCTTCACTTCTACTAGACCGACGTCTTACAGGAACTTCATCTCCATCAGGCGGGAAATATCCGTTATCAAGGAAGAAATCCATATCATCTGCTGACTTGTCAAGTACGATTGTGCCAAGCGGGTCAGCCGCTTCGGGTAAATCTTCGAGTGTAGTTTCGTCTTTGTCTACCTCATAAATTTCATAGGTAGTTGTCTGCTCACCCTTCTTGCCATTTCTCTCAATTTCAAACACATGAGATACTACATTCGGATAACGGGCACAGATAGAAGAAATTTTGGCAACAAATTTCTTTCCTCTTTCCCAAACTTGTACCTTATCTTCATCGACATTGTAAAGAGGAACGAATAACTTCGCTGTAGTAAACATGCCTTCGCGGCAGAACGGGCATTTATCTTTAGGCTCATTGTACTCTCTGAGACAATTTACATAACGCTTCTTGCCGTCAATCTCTACCTGATGCACAGCATATCCTTCTACATCATCAATGCCGTTGTACATAAAACGTACTCTAGCAACGTCCTTATCATTCTTGAGTGAAAAATACCCTGCTCCACCTTGTCCACCATATTTGTCTGCTGTTTCTGTGTTAAATCTTGCCATAGTTTATTTTCCTTTCTTTTTATATTTATCCATTCAGCGCCAGTTTCATAGCTTCATAAACTGCTGAATAAATAATCTGGTGTAATTTCTTTGCTGTATCTTCCGATATTGTAAACTCTACTTCTGCACTACGTGCAAACTCTACCGGCAACAACTCTGCACTAACAATTTCGGGCTTAGTTATTTCATAATCGCCAAGATAAATTTTATACCTATCTTGCAAAAGAACACTAGCCGGTTTAGTTATCTTGTTATCCCGACAAACATGACTAAAATATGAACCCTCATACCCACAGTCTCTTGACACATCACAAAGATTAAGTCCACGAGCCGTAAAAATGTTCCTGAGTTTTGTGCCGTCGATTTCAACAGTTAAATTTCTTGTCTTTCGCATAGTTCTTATCCTTTCTATAAGTTCTATAGTGTGTATCGCTACTGTTTAATTGTACTACATATTATAATAGAAGTCAACAACGAGTTTTAGAAAATGTAAACTTATTCTACTACCATCCAATCTTTTGCGGCTACGTTAGTAAACGTATATGCAGGATTTTCAGTGTCAAGAATATTCTGCACACTACCATCACGACAATGCATCATAATAGTTGCATTTTCCCACGCCCAATATCCTTCCCACGAAGGACGTTTAATTCTTGCACCATTGAGCATATGAAACCACGCATCACGCCACTGTAAGTTTTTTGTTTCTTTTGGAACCATTAAAACACCTCCTCTAAATTTAATAATTCTTCTTTAGTACACTCATTTGCGTCTTTTCTTCCTTTTGGGAAGAAATACTCTGTTATTATCTTTCTATTCTGTATATTATGTCGTATTCTTTTTCTCGCCGCTAACCCCCTTTCGTCCATATCAGTAGCAAGTATTATTTTTCTGCACGGCAATTCTCTCAACTGTTTAAATTGTAATTCATTACCTAATCCATTAAGAGCGCAAGCAAACTTTCCTATTGTCCAAAACGACAAAGCATCTAACATAGATTCGCATACAATTACTTCCGATATAAGGTATCTTTCATTATAAAATTTCATTATTTCATACAATCCATAAAGTGGTTTCTCTACGCCTTCAGGATAGTTAAAGAACTTACTTATAACGGACCTACGAGCAACAAAAAGACAGTTACCATTAACATCTTTAACAGGAAAAGTAATGCTTTTAGTGGCAGAATCATAACCAATATCAAAAAGTTCAATAACTTCATCTGTTAATCCTCTCTGATACATATAAGGATGTATATATCTATATTTATCTAATTCTTCTTCTGTAACATATCCATTAAAATTCCCAGTGATATGTTTATCTGATTTAAACTGCTGTGGATATTGTTTAACATTACCACATTCATTCCCAATACGAACACTACTCCGCTTAAAATCAAGTTCGACATCTTTTCGTTCCTCTACCTGTACTGTTGCAAAATTCTTTAATAACCACTGCCAACCAAACTTTCCTACAATATCATCAGTACGTCCAAAACAATATGATATTACTTCTTGTAAAGAATGTATTTCTCCACAAGCAAAGCAATGAAACACTCCATCGTCTTTTCTTATTCCTGCTGATGGTCTACGTTCTTGTCCATTATTATGATATGGGCAACATACTTGAATGTGTGTTGGTCCATCTTTATATTTCTGAATTAACTGAATATCATTTGCACGTAACTGAGAAATAAGTTCCTGTAGTATATCAATTAATTCCACATTAAACTGTACATTATTTATTACCATGATTATCAGACCCTAAAAAATAACCAAGTATAAATCCGACTATAACACCTATAATATACATTATCATTTTATTCTACCTCAATAATCACACCATAATCACATTCTACCAATCTAAGATTATCTCCTACTTCATACCTTGAATAGTTGCCAACAATCTTGCCATCAGAAGTTGGATATTCAACAGAAACTTCTTTATTCAAGTCTGTACCTAATAACTCAATAATCAAATCTTTTACCGTCATTAGTAATTTTATTCTCCTTTATTCGTTGTTTGGATTATAAATTTTTGGAAGTGGCATCCATGCGAGGACTTCTACGTTGCTAATTTCACAATCTCCATCATGCGCACACCACCAATGGTGCTGATTCCATCCTATATATCCAACAGATATGAAAGGCTCGTGATTGTATGCATTATTTAATCTCCGTACAGTTAATAATACATACTGCATATCTTCTGGTAATCTCTCACTCACCGGAATCCACGTCGGTTCTGGCTGTACTGGCGGTTGCATGTTAACTGCATCAATATTTAATGGTATCCACCGTTCTGCGCAAAATTCTATCAGTGCATCAGCGTCAATTGGTCTCATCCTGCTCATCCCTCCATTTCTTCACCATAACAGAAATATGTGCCGCCGCCAGATTTGCAAATTCATTATCGAGACTTTTTAGCCACTCGATATATTTCTCAATCCACGACAGCGGAATTGCCGGTTCGGGCTGTACGGTCGGCAAGTGAGCAATAGCATAGCCTATATGCTCCGCACCTCGCTTGTTACATTCATCAATCGCCGCCTGTCTACTAATTGCGTCTTTTGTTGTGCCTTCCTGAGAAAGTTGTGTCTTCTCGGGCTGAATGGTCGGCAGATTGTTGATAGCCGCCTCCGCACTGCTTAACTCAATCTTTAGCTCTGGGTCTCGTGCGTCATAAAGATATGTCTGGCATTTGCGGAGTGCTTTAAGTGCCGCATCTGCATCAATCGGTCTCATCGGTTCTCCTTTCCGGCTCATGCGATTCTTCGCTCATGCCAAACCAGCGCACCATTCTCAAGGGAATATGTCTGTTTTTGCCGTTCGCAAGACGCATCCAAAGCAGGTCGCAGCCAAATCTCACCTCTGTAGCTTCAAATGTTTCTAAATATCCATCCCACCATCTTACTGTAACTTTGTTAATCATCGGTTCTCCTTTCTGGTGCACATCCACCATTGCTC